TTTTTTTCATGAGCCAGAGATGGGACTTGAACCCATGACCTCCTGCTTACCATGCAGGTACTCTACCGCTGAGTTACTCCGGCCATATATTCATTTGTGTGACTTATAATAAAGGAATATACCTAACCCTAAAAGTGTCACGCCGATTATCACACCGGTTATAATTTGTTTATTAGATATTTCGAGTGAATTAAAATCCATATCAAAACATCCGTAGGTATCTATTGATTGGTTCATATTATGTCCACATGTAAGATCGATATTGAATTATTAAATGTAAAATTTCTTGGTCTTTAGCTTCATAAAATCTTTCTGCTTTATGCACAGATTCTGCATCTTTTTTGCTTATTTTATCTAGTTCCTCCCACGAAATACTGCCAAAAACATTGTGTAGTAATGTCTCGTATTTTTCTACTGCTTTGGGACGTTCCTCTTTTATCCATTTATATGCTTTTAATAAAGCCTTTGCAGCTTCTTGATGTTTTGGATCACTGTCCCAATCAACACGATTCATTGCAAACTCATCCTCAATGAAACGTACGAGATATTCAAATACTGCTAAACGAATAAGTTCGTCCTTATCGCACCATGTTGGTGGTCGATTTAAAATCAGTATATTATGGGGGTGTCTCCAAGCAATAAACCAGTACCACCATTCATATAATTTACCTCGCCAGGACATGCCTTTAGTCTCTGGCCATATATTTTTTATTTTTTTCATAGTGTAGCCTCTAAGGGACTCGAACCCTTACTCCGAAGAATACGGTCCTAAGCCGTACGCGGCTGCCAATTACGCCAAGAGGCTAGAAATTCCAATTTACACATTTGCCTTTAAAACCGACAATTATATTATTTATAGCAACACCTATAGCTAATATTAATAAACAAGTACCTAACCATATCCAAAAATCTGACATAATGAATTGTAATAGTTCTAACATTTTACATCCTTTCTTAAAAATTTTAGACATATACAGAGATCACACCCTATTGGTTTTCGACGGTCTGCACTACAAATTATCATATGGTCATATTGTTTTTCTTCGCCATAGAGTTTTTTATGTAAAGGAGTTTGCGAATACTTATTTAACCATTTTGGTTTTAGATTTATTTGTTTCATAGTGACCTTGAAGAGACTCGAACTCTTATGCTTTCGCGACAGATCTTGAATCTGTTGTGTCTGCCAGTTTCACCACAAGGCCTTAACACTATATAACATAAATCGGTATTTTTGCTTCATTCAACATTATTAACGCCGCTTTAAAATTTTCGCCCCAACGCTCGTTAGCTTCGGGGTTATCTTCACATCGTGTATTATCGATATAAACTTCACAGATACCTGATTGAATTATAGCTCTGGCACATTCTGCACATGGATACCAACTTAAGTAAATACGTGCACCATCTAGAGATACGCCACGACGTGCTGCTAAGTAAATTGCATTCCTTTCGGCGTGTTCTGTGTACATATACTTAGCCGGGCGTTCGAATCGTTCTGGAGATTCATTTACTAATCTAGGAATACCATTAAAACCCGTAGATATAATTTCATTATACGGCCCAACTATAACACATCCAACCTTTGTAGAGGGATCCTTGGACTTTGTTTTAATAACAGTTACTAAATCAAAAAAATATTTAGACCATTCCATAGTCGTCTCTGAGAGACTCGAACTCTCATGCTATTCGCGACGCGTTCTGGACGCGTTGTGTCTACCAATTCCACCAAGAGACGAGGTGGGATTACTCCCACCAGTCGTTACGAAGTTGCTTTTGTAACATTTTTCGCTTGGAGACCTTTCTCTCCTTGCTCGACGTCGAAATTAACCGCTTCGCCGTCTTTTAGTGATTTATAACCATCACCCGTGATTGCCTTGTAATGTACAAAAACATCTTCACCGGTGGCACGGGTTATGAAACCATAACCTTTGGCATTATTGAACCACTTGACTGTGCCTTGTTCCATGTTGCTTTGATCCTTTATGTTGTTTTGTTGCATTAGGTGCACTTATTGTGCAACTCCTAATAGTCGGGAGAGAGGGATTCGAACCCTCATGCTGTTCGCGTGGCCTTTTAAGGACCATGTGGCTGCCAATTTCACCATCCCCCGGATAATTCTACTTCTGCATATATTTTTTTAATATCTATGTTATTAAGATTCAATAATGCTTCCATACCTTTTAGATAAGCATTTTTTTCAAGGAGTATTAAATAATCTCTTGGACTTAATTCGAACTGATCGAATTCAAGTTTTGATGCTGGATTCCAGCCATATGAAACTTTTAAATTATAGCACCAAGTTAAATACTTGCGCACCTCTTGTTTATATTGTTCTAGCATAATTTATAATTTATTACGGCGCTCAAATATGGATCGGGGGTAGTGAAAGTCATTATCCCTTATGAGCTTTGAGCAGTCTGCTTGCGTTACCTTTCACCCACTTCAGACCTTCGGCACTCTATCTCGCTCCTTTGTCGCCGTAATAATTTGTGCACCCGAGAGGACTCGAACCTCCACCTAACGGATTAAAAGTCCGCTGCATTATCCAGTTTTGCTACGAGTGCTGCTTTTCAAGAATTCTTGTAAAGAGGTTGTTCTGTAACTTAATTTAAATACTAATGGATTTGTTTTGTAATATTCTCGTGTAATTATGTTAACAAAGGCTTTGTCTATTTCGTCCGTAATATTTTTTGCGGACCTGTCTACAAATTTGTCGAGATCTTTATAAACGTCCATACTCCATGTGATTTTTGCTTTCATCGTCGGCACCCTGGGGGTTGAACCCAGAACCTTTGGCTTATCAGACCAATGCTCTAACCAGTTGAGCTAGATGCCGTTTAATATTATTCACAATCCTTTCATGCCAAATCCAATTGCAAAAATACTCTAGTTGTCATTAATAACGTACCCAGAATATTATACTTGTATTGAGTTTTGCAGTAATCACACGTACATGCTCCCCAGTAATTATCATGCCAAGTATTACCTTCTTCAAGAAAAAGATTACCCGTCGCTATTAACTTTTTTCGTAATTCGGGGTAATTAGTGAACTTGGCCGCCAACAACTGGGCCATAACAGTTTGTTTTATAAGTTCCCAATCAGGACGACGATCAACTATTCGTCCTAACTGTTTTGCTTTACCCGGAGTCGGTGCAACTCGAATTTCTTCGCGCTGCGCAGGATTCAATGTTTTGGCCGCCTGAAAAGCATGTTCAACCGTAGGATATTCAGCGCCATCATATGTGATGGGGGCTGGATAGAAATTTGATAAGAATTCCCACTCGTCCTTAAAACTTGTTATCGAATACAAATTTTGTTGCTCCTTCGTGTCCATGTATTTGCTCACAATCCTCGAATGTGTTATAAACAGTGACTGATGCTATTTTTCCATACCATGTTACTACGCATTTACCGTTTGTAAATATAACTCCTTCTCCTACTATACCTTTTCCAGAAACACCGCTAACATCTTTTTCACGACTCAATTTGAATGTCCGTGGAATCACACTTTTCATTAAAGCGTCTAATGTTTCCCACATTTTTTCGTTACCATCGTTCGCAAAGAATAAGCGAGCTTTAAATTCTGGATACTCCTTCATATACATTGTCAGCTGCGGAGACTTTTCAGCCTTGGAATACCGCATGTTTGCTATACGGTCAGCTAATTTTAAACGTGTGAATCGCAAATGACCCGCCGTTTTATTGTACATTGCTTCTTTGCGTTCCTTACGATTCTTACCTTCTCCATCAGTAACCGCTAAAACCAATGCAGTAGTTATCATACCAAATTCTTCTTGCAGTTCCTCTTGCGAAGTTTTTGTGTCTTCTAATATATCATGTAAGAATCCTGCCGCTAACATCGATGGGTCGGTTTCGCCAAATTCCATTAAAACATGATAAACGTTATCAAGATGTACTATAATATCCACTGGCAATGTACCATATTTATGTCCTGCATGTCGTTTCTCTGCAAAGCTTCGTGCCTTTTTTACTAGTTCGTGCATTGTTAAACCTCTATTGTTGTGTATTGTGCCTTTCCTAAACACTGAAAGGCAGTTTTGTGAATTATAAATTTTCGTGTATGATGGAAATGACCGAAACACCAATAAGATGGATTATGAAGTTCAAACATGGCTTGCAATAATTGATTTGTTCTGGAAGGTTGATTATACGCATGTTTTCCGTATAAATATATCAGCATACTTATCTTTGCTATTTCCGGACAATCATGTGAAAGCACTATTCGTGGTTTTGACACCTCGTATAATTTTAAGGCTTCATAACATTGTCGCATTGACAGTTCCTCATCATACCACCAAGATACACCAGGAATTCTACTGTCCCAATCTGTCGACCAACCACCCCCTAGATAGAATATATCCCATTCTTCGATATATCCAAATTCTCCAAGATAATTAGGATGTGTTTTACATAGTTCTGGATTATCATGATTACCGCGGATAAATTTATGTTGAGACGGCAACTCAGGTAAAAATGTATTTGGGAATCCATGGGCCATATCGCCTAATTGAATTGAAGGTCCATCAATCTTCTTGATCATAGGCAAATATATTTCTGTGTATAATCCATGTATATCACCAATTATATGTATTGTCATAAAGTGATGCCCCTTGAGCGTAGTTAGCTAATAGTTATTTCTTTTTTGTCGATGCTTGGACTTGTTTTTGGAAGTTCGATAGTAAGAACTCCACTATCCATATTAGTTTTGATGGCATCTACATCTACATCGGCTGGAAGCGCCCAGGAACGATGAAACGAGGAAAAATGTACTTCTTGAGCAAGATAACGTGTATCTTTCTTAGAAGCCTTCCCAGATTTCTCACCTTTTACAGTAAGAAACTTTCTTCCTTTATCATTTGTAACTTCTAATTTAATTTGATCTTTTCCATAACCAGGCAAAGCCGCTTCTATGACAAATTCCTTGTCTGTTTCGGAAATGTTTACTTTTGGAAATGCTCGACCAATAGGTTCAAAACATAGTTCCAAATTTGCTGCCTCCTCAAAGGCTTTTCTAATATCATTAAGCCAATATTCTATATCAGAGGCAAAGTCTCTTTTTAAAATAGGTAGCATATATTTTCTCCTTATGAATGAAAATACGCTAAGGGGCATCTTGTACTCTCGGCGAGACTCGAACTCGCAACGCTCACGCTTAGAAGGCGCAGCTCTGTCCAATTGATGTACGAGAGCATAATTTATTAACAGGCTAAGTTTATATTCAGATACTCAGAGTCGCCAGTTACATATAAAAAACTGCCGAAGCGCCCCAATTCAGTGTCTGAGTAATTATCTGCTTCCTCTTCCGTAGCAAACTCTATTTCTCCAGTGATCAATGGCCATTTCCTCGAATGTTGATATACATCTAATTCTAATATAAGACCAGATTCCAGTGGAAAGTGATAACGTGTTTTGTAAACACGTCGACCAATTGTTAAGGGCCAAATTGCAATAAACACATTTTCATCTATTTGACATTGTGCTTCGTCCCGAACTACACCCATTCCTAATTTATAATTTATTTTATAATCTTTTGTATTATCTTCATGTACTCGTTGAGTAAACCTAATCCCATCTATTGTATAACCCTGCATTAATTTTATTGATTTACTAGCTTGAGCCAGCTGTGGAAGCACAACATTCTCATCAAAGAACAAAAATTTATATTCAATTTCTTTTGGTATCATCCAAATTCAGCCCCTTCTTCATAACCTCGTTGTTCATTTTTTCCTATATTGAATATTTGATCTTTTCCTGCACGTACTCGTTTGGCATATCTATCATATAAAGTAAGATAAACAGCCGCTGCCAAGTTTGTGCAATGTTTCGTGGGTATAGTGACAATTCGATGGCAGTGTTGCATATGTACTCGTTCAATACCACCATCTTCTGGACCAAAAACATACACTGCATTATATGGATGTTCAAAGTCTAATAAGTTTTCAGAGTTTTCTCGCACTTCAATTGCAATAGGAATTGCTTTTTCAAACATATCAAACGGATAATCAAATTGTGTGAGTGTAACTTCTTTATAACCCTTCATCCGTTCTTCTCTTGGTAAACGATAATCTTTTGTTGGTGTCATTGATACACGATTGCCGGTGTACCAAACCTGGGCTATACCAAAACAAGATGCAGCACGTATTATTGCGCCAACGTTTCTTGGATATTTAGGATTAATTAGTACGATCGAAGGAGTTACCCCGATCTTCTTATGGTTTTTACCGCAGATTAGTTGTTCCATTAACTATTTATTATCTTATCTGCTAGATTATCTGAATATAAAGCATGTACTTTATTTAACCACTGCAATGTCTTAGCTTTTGCCATATTGTAGTGCGTCCCCTCCCCATCTTTGCCGACGACTCCTTCAAAAGTGATTCCTTCTATTTCATTATAATAGATCTTAGTGGTAAATTCTTTATTCCAGCGATAATATCCAAGATATTTTGGTATCAGTACTTTACCGTCAAATAATTTTATGAACATCTTAGGAGATACGAATCCTTTTTTATCTAAGGCCACATCAAACACCGTCAGTGTCTTCACATCATCTTTTTCATGTTGTCCAGCAAAACTTCTTTTCCCAGCAAATTCTGCAAACACTACCGCATGTTCAAATCGGTTATCAATCATAATTTGGGTAAGCGGGAATAACAACGTTTCGTGAAATAAAGGAACTGCTGATCCAAATACGTCATCTGATTGGTCAAATAATCTTGTGCGCGTACCGAATTTAAACCAACCACGTTTTTTGCTGTATTCAAAACGTAAGTTACTACCATCTATTTTATCGAACACGTGTGCATTAAAAGATGGCACATCTTTAGGAATTTCTGGATATTGTTTCATATATCGGTTGCTTTCCGTAACGGAAATTTTTGATTTATTTCAATAAGATCTTCAGTCAAACGAATGTCCATATAGATTATTAATACTCTAGCATATTTATCATCTACTATAATTCGGCGATGCTTGTGTGCAAATTCTTCAGGTATCCAACATATTTCAAATGCACCATCATCATATTGTATTTTTACTTGTTTATAATAATTCATTTATACATACAAATTTTACAGGGGCGATAACTACATTGTAATGCATCTAGTTCTGTAAGAAAAAATACTCGATTCTTTTTTTTCATACGTTTGCCGCTATAACAATCTAATGTTCCGTAAATTTTTAATTTCCTATTTCCCGCAAGTATGCCTTTTCTAAACGATAAATGTATACCTCGGCTTGTCAATATCTTGTATTGTTTTGGCATTTGTCGGAATAGTGGGGCTTGAACCCACACGATGTCCAGTTCCCGAAACTGGTGGCCTACCAATTGGCCCATATTCCGTTTAATTTTAAAACAGCCCCTGTTCTTTTAATTGGACTAATGCACGAATCATTTCATCAGCATGAAAATTGAAATATCCTTCTCCGCTAGCGATTATTAATTTTCCGTCCTCACTTTTTTTAGCATCAAATCCTTTTCGTATGAATGGGGATTCAATACCTGTGAATTTTAATATTAATTCAAGATCTGGATATATTCTTTCCAGCGAATCACATAATTCGGCATCCATAAGAAGTTCTGGTGCTGATATAATTTTTTTTGGTGTATCAGTAATAATAAGCATCTTGGTCTTTACATATTTTTCTTTCGCTAAAATTACGGATTCTTCGTGAGGATGCTTATCAAACCATTCAGGTGCAACACGTTTTCGATCTTCTAATGTGTAAAGACCACGTTTATTTGCAGCCGCTGAAAGTGGTCGTCTAAATGCATGATTATCATCAATCGCCTTTATTATATCTGCTATAGAATAACAATGAATTGTTTGACAGAAGTAAGTTTCCGGAATACCGGGAATTTCGTACCTGTAATTTATTTTTTGATCTGACCTGTATAAACATCTAGCTGCAAAAACACACGTTCTTAAAAAATTAGCCTGACTAAATTGAAAATTATCCTCACCTGATTCTACATCATACGTAGCTGCTCCACTAATGTGTCGAAATATTCCTAACAATAATGTATGTCCCAAAACTGTTCCATAATATTCAAAATAAGTTCCAACCTCTAATAACGACGGAATTAATTCTTTTGTGACATGATACCTATGTGCATTTAATGTAGATATAAAAATTTCTGCTACCTTAAAACGTCTTTCTAAATCATGAACGGTTTTCTTATAAGTTGTCAAATTAAACCAAGAAATTGTTTAACATTAGTTATTTATAGTGTCGGAGTGACTGGACTCGAACCAGCGATCCCATGCGCCCAGGGCATGTGCGTTAGCCAACTACGCTACACTCCGGTAAGACAACATCAATGATGTTGTCGGTTGTTATTTAAAACTTTTTTGCAATGAACTCTTTTAGAAGCTTTAATAATGATTTTCCGCTTCCACCAAAAAATAATTTATCCTCAATACGGGCTATTTCCTTCTCGACGGCATTTTCACGTTTTGCACATTCAGCTAATGCCGCCTTATGTTTAAGTAGTAACTGCTTTCCTTGTTTACTTATTTTTGCCGATGCCGTGGAACCGAAAAGATCGAGGATATCGATACTTGGAGAATAAATTTCATCTATGGCTTCTTTTAAAGGATTGATTAGTTTGGATATATCTATATCCGCAACCGTAATTTCTTTGCTTAGGATTAATGGTAATAAAGCAGCCGTGTCCCGTTCATCCTTATAATCGTACATGTGTTTGTCGAGATCGCCGTACTCTTGCTTTATGGAAGCAAGTTTTTTATTAGCAGCCTCTCGAAGACGCCTGCTAAAATGTTTGCGCATATCGACAGTGATTGTATTGTCTGTCTTTTCCATATGTGTGGGAGATCACGGGATCGAACCGTGGACCTTCGGTTTGTAGGACCGACGCTCTAAACCAGCTGAGCTAATCTCCCATAACTATAATAGCTGTGACTCTGCGGTTACTCTTAATGGAACGTTTCATTTCCAGGCATAAAATACTTCAATTAAAGCCGCAGTCCATTAATTATATTTTTATGCGTATGCACGAGTAGCTATTATAGCTTTGTACCTTTTACGACAATGTATATTGCTGGGCAAACCATGCGCAACATTGATTCAAACATATTTGGTACTCTATTTTCAAAGATCGTAACGTAGATATAATGTCTGTCATTATGTCTATGCTATTACCATTTACCCTTTATCCACGCTTTCAGATCGCGTCGCTCGTTTGTTCTATGGTCAATCCATAAATTATGTTTTACCATATAAGTACGAATTTTTTCTGCTCGATGTCCCGACCCCATCTGCAATCGTTTATTTTGGGCCGCTTGTTTTTGATGATTATATTTAGCGATACGTTGTAACTTAGAATATAATATTTCAAAAGCAAGTTGTTTGTTTTGGTACTGGGATCTTTCGGAACCGCAACGAACAGTTAACCCTGATTTATGTTTTAATACAACAACTGTTTCAACTTTATTACGATTCTGTCCTCCAGGACCGCTTCCTTTAGTGGTTGTAACTTCAACGTCATTAAAATTTATACTGACCTCGGGAAGTTCTATAAGATCCAACACTGCAACTGTTACAACAGAGGTATGTGTTCGTCCTCGGTTTTCTGTAGGAGGAACTCTGTGCCATTGGTGCGCACCACCCTCGTTTTCAAATAATTCCTTTGCTCTTTGTCCGATAACCTGAACTGAAGCAAACCCATCACTAACATATATTGGAATTGCCTCAAAGTCCGTGTTTATACGCGACTTTTAAATAAATACTTAATTGATCCTCGACGAGGAGTTTTGCATCCGCTCCACCCTCGCCAGCTTGTAATTCCAATAAAATGTTACTCATGATGTTTTTCCTTTCTACCCAAGGTTTGAATTTCTTCAGGGACACAAGGGGAATGTAGGTGACCGATGGGATTCGAACCCATAACGTACAGGGCCACAACCTGTCGGACTAAGCCAATTGTCCTACGGCCACAGTGTATCTGGAGGGATTCGAACCCCCACGCCCAAAGGGGACCTGATCTACAGTCAGGCGAGCCAGCCAGTTGCTCAACAGATACATATCGCGGGTAATTTAAGCGACGTCAGTGTTTTTAATTTAGCTACTACGTATTTTCATACGCGCTAGGACTTGAACCTAGAGTGTTATATTTTTGAGATATATGCTTTAACCGATAACTAACATCTATCGACCCGCTAGCTCAGCAGGAAGGGCTCGAACCTTCAACATCCTGGTTAACAGCCAGGCACTCTACCGTTGAGTTACTGCTGAATTTATTGTATTTTTTAGTCGACGCGGTAGGACTTGAACCCACATATCTTCCGTGTATAAGGCGGCTGCCGTCACCAATTTAGCTACGCGTCGTTTATTGTGGAGACAACCGGAATCGAACCAGTGCATACCCAGGTCTTCAGCCTAGAGCTCTACCGACTGAGCTATGTCTCCATGTCATTTAATTGTTCATTAATGACTTTTTTATCTTTTCTGCGTTGTATAGTATGTTCGCGATATTTGATAGCTTGTTCATATTTACACATACTACAACTATCTTTCAACCAATGATTTTTAAACAACCTATTCGTTTGATTATTATACCACCACTTAAATCTATCCCAAACTCTTTTACGTTTTAAAACCTTTAATTCATCTTTGTCTCTGTTGTGTTTCATGCGGGGCGTACGGAACTCGAATCCGTACTCTTCTGCGTGACAGGCAGGCGTGTTAACCAATTACACTAACGCCCCAATTGCACCATGTACCAAACATGGAAATAATTTATTATAATGACAAATTTGTACGCCCGTACAGGTTAAAATACGATAATAATATTGTCTAGGATCCATTAATAAAGAATAAAGATGTGCAACATCAACCCGCGCCTCGCTGGCATATCCTATCGTACTTACATAGCAATTCCAATGTTTTTTATGTATAATTTGTAATAAATCGATTTCACTTATTGAGTCAAAAGCAAGCCCTGTTTTTTGTGAAATCCATTTTTGAAGTTCTTCATCTTGTAAATACATTAATATTATTCTTCTATAACACCTGTCAAAAGATTAATACCATTTTCATAATCATTTCCAGATTCTTCGCAGGTTACTATCCACTTTATTCCACAAACCGGACATTTATAAATATATGTATATGCAGTATTAAAGAATGCTTCGGGGTCTGTTGCTTTTAATTTTTGTCCGCAAGTACATTTAAACTTCGGAGCTATGAAATTCGGTTCTTTCTGTTTCATTAGTAGCGCTAGCCGGGATTGAACCGGCCTTTTGACCTTGAAAGAGTCGTGTCCTAACCAACTAGACGATAGCGCCATTTATTACCGAGCTTACCCAGCTTTTTGTTTTATCCCGTCATTTCTCTATTGGCCTCTACCCGACCGTTATTAGACAAGAAGCGTGCCGTCCTGGGTCTGTTTGAGTTGCATACTTGCTGGTGGTGCGAACGAATAATGTGATGGCTTTGAATTACGTTCGGAAAGATAGCCACAAACTTCCTCAGTATATCTTGGTCACATTCTTCTCCCACTCGCTTCTTTGTATGAGCTGAAGTTCCTCACCGTGGTGTAACGGGTTCTCTTGTAATTTTTGTACCGCTAACGAGATTCGAACTCGTGTATTAAGATTGAGAATCTTATATCCTGGGCCACTAGATGATAGCGGCGGTTTAGTTCACGGACCTTGTCAGTACGCCCCATAGATGGGGTCTGGATGGTGAACATAAATACCACCCACAGGGCATGACAGATGGGTTATCAAGTCCTACAATAAATGTGCGATATTTTTGTTCGAAGAATTGCATGTATTAATATACGTAATTTTTTATTTAGTGTCAAGCAAAATCGACATCAAACCATATAAACACATTAACTCCTGATTCGGCCCATGGTATCCTCCGGATACATGATATGATGGAACAGGCGAAAGTGTTGTACGATTATTTTTAACGATTGCAGTAAATGGTTCAATATATATAATCCCGCCCATGTTTTGGTAACAAGTAATTACTTCATGATCAAGAAGTTTATGTTTGTCAAGAAAGGTATAAAACATTTTTCTCAACTCTTCATCGGGAATCAACGTAATAGCTTTTTGTATAGTCATTTTTTTTGGTGGTGCCTGTTGTCAGGCACCTATTTTTACACAAAGAAATCCATTATTTTTTGGTTTCACTGTTATAACTTTGCCGATTAATTCGCCAATTGAACTAATATCCAAAGAAGCAAGTAATCGAGCCAAGTCGCTTGTAGCAAAAATTTGACCGTCTTGGTCAAAATCCATCCATAAGCCTTGTGTAGGTTTGTTATCATCTTTACACCATATTTCGTTTACAGTGAATGAGCGCTGCCCATCAGTTACTTTAAGATATAACTTATTTCGCCCCATAGGGCGGCGTATTTCTAGGTTTTCAATTGTTACTTTTTTTAATGGACAACCTATTTTAAGGTTGTAATAATTCTGTATCATCCGTCTTTTTTTCGACTTTAACGTAACCTAGCTGCTCAAGCGTTTTTATACGTTTTTCTAATTCTATATTAGCTTGTTCAAAGGTTCCACGAAACTCGGCAGCCGGTTGGTTCCTAATTAATTCTGTTTTAGAAGGATCTACGATACCGTTTGACTGAATTAGTATCCACTCGTTATTTAATCCGGGTAGTAAATCCAATTCATGCCATTTTACAGGAATATCATCCCGTACACATTCATATCTCACTAATCATCCGTTACTTAAAATTGGTAATTCACATTGTCCGCCTGCGCATACTAATTCTTGCTGTAATGTAGTACTATCCTCTTCTTCTTTTAGTGTCTTGTAATTTACAGATTTGAACGAAGTTATAATAGTATCCCACAATTGTTTATCTTGCTCTGTTATCACAGCTTCAAGTGGCGGTTGTTTGAAATCTTTATCACCTGTTTGTGCCAACAATGCTACAGCGGCGAAATTATTTTTGTTATTAAATAAATACTCACGCACCTTGTCCCATTCATCAGCTTTTACTATGACTGTACATGATACGTTATGCGTAACATTTTTTCTATTAGCAACACTGGTTCCTGGTAATACCCAGTTTTGTTGTGTTGATTTAATGAGGTCTAAATGCGCTATGGCATCTAGATCTTTTTTTACTATCGCCCCTTCCGGAACCTCTATAGGAAAGGTGATTACATCGTCTGTTTTATTTGCGCTCCAAACCGACTCTTCGCTCATGTGCGGATTTGCGATTTTGAAGTGCATATATACCGGATCAAGTTTATTTACTTGCACCCGTCGAAAATATTTTTTTGCATGATGTGCATGTATACCAGACGCACTTCCCAATACTAAACTTGCGGTTCCTTCTGGTTTTATACACGTCACGCGGGCAGCTTGTTTTATATAAAGTTTCTCTGCCCACACTTTATTTGTTGCAACTGCTAATTGCGCAGCTTGTTTTTGATACGCAGGATTCAATAATATTTGAGGATTATCCATCATACCGGTCATTGATACACCCAGCAATGCTTCATCTTCAGTTAGTTTTTTTGCGGCCGGTGATAAATAAGGAAAATATGTGTAGCCGGCCTGTAGTGTCCCAATGATTGTGGCAGCTTTTACACAAGTTAAATAATCATCTAGTGTATGTATTTCTGCACCATTAATGGAAGTTAAATTACAAAATTGTACGCCACAAACACCATCATCAGTTACCGGAATAAAGCCGATCTCTGCACATGGATTAGTACTCATCCATGGATGGTTACCAAATATAAACCCGGGTTCACCGAAATTTTTTGTTCGTTCGAATATTTCTTTAAACTCTTCTGAAGTTAACTGGTCTCGAAGTAACAAAACACTATTATTACTTCTTGCTCTATGTTTATAAACATCAAACCAACTTATACGTTGATTCTGTTGCAAATCAGATAAAGCCCAGTCATCTAGTTCTACCTCGATTTTTTGTTTGCCTGGGTATGCAGGATCTTCTAGTATTACATAACCTTCGTGTTTATTTGTTTTCGCGTTTAGCTCAAAACGACCTTTTTTATGTACAGTAAAGAATGCTTTTGCATTTATCATATCAATATCGTTTTTATCGAATAATACTAACGTAGCACTTCGACGAATACCTCCACTTATTACTGCGTCGGCTACATGCATTAATATATCATATGCATTGATAGATTTTAAATTTAATTGATGCAAATCCTCGATAATATGGTCTAATAAAAGTTTTATTTTTTTATGAGCATTCTTTAGACCTCTATATCCGGGAGCACGGCCACCACCCGTTTTTAACGGAGTGCCGGCAGAACGTATTTTACTGTAATCAAACACAATCTTTCTACCTGTGTATGCAGTATTTTTAAAATAACAGTTCAACAACGCTTCTAAACTGTCGGCCCATCCTTCGATGGTATCTTCTACTGCGTAAGTAATGATTGTGCCTGTTTTGTCTTTTTCAGTTACTAAATTAGGTAATCGGCTAAGAAACATATTTGATAAACCAATTCCTACGCCATTACCACATAATAACAAATAAAATATCTCCGAAAACGCACGAAGAGAATCAACATGGCGACAAGCACAATTGAAAATACGTGATTGATGTGCTTCAATCGCTTTGCCACCAAATTGTATTGATCTCATTGACGGTACTACACGTTTTACACGCACAAGGTCAAAAGCCCATTCGATTTCTTTTTTATCTTCATCAGATAGAAATGAATAGTGTTTTTTGTGCATGGATTCAAGTCGTTTTATAGCCTCTTCCCAAGACTCTCTACGACCAGCTTTTTCATTGTAACGAGCATATTTGCTCGTAAAAATAAAATTGGATAATTCCTCTAAATAATTCATTGATCGCTGCTACCAAATCCTTTATCACCACGTGCGGTGATTTTAAATTCATCTACCTTAACTAATTCGATGTCAGGTACCGCATGAAACGCAATTTGCGCCAATTTTGTACCAGCATCGATCATTTCTGGATAATCACCGTGATTGTGTACGATCACCTTTACTTCACCGGTGTATCCAGCATCTATAACCCCAGCTTTCACTGTTATAGGACGTTGTAACGATACTCCACTGCGTTCATATATTTTGCCAAAATATCCTTTTGGAATATTGAACGCGATCCCAGTCTGAACGGCATCAAAGCCATTCGCAGCTAGTCTGATTTGCTTTACAGAATACAAATCGTAGCATGCGTCTGTATCATGTGTTTTAGTTGGTAATATAGCTTTATCCGATAGCACTTTTACCGGGACTGTTATCGTCGAAGATACTTTTTGTTTCTTGTTTGAGTTTTTCTGCATATTTTATATGTTTAATTAATTTTATTTTGTCTAAGCGTATATAAAGATCGGAATCAACACAGGCCCATTCTTTCGATAGTGGATTAGTTGTTGGAATCGGAGATAATTTTCCCCATTCTACATCTATAGCCATAAACATACCAATAGACATGTGTGGCCAATCTTGTATAACAATACCTAAACATTCATTGTTAAAAGTGTCAAATGTCATTAAAATACTTTAAATAATTATCGATTTCCGTAAGCCATTTCTGGTCGAATTCAGCATAAGGAAGGCTTCGGCGTGAGGATTCATCATACCAATATTTTTTGACAAAAGCAAGTGGCGTGACAAACGCATGATCGACATGTAGTTTCTTAAAATGTATCAGAAAAAAGGCTGTTCCTCCACAGTCTTCAAAATACTCCAAAAATATTAATTGATGCTGTTTAATATTATTTAGAGGAAACGAAGTTTTACTTAACGTTTCTTTTGCATCAAAGGCTATACCTTGCCCTACAACGATTTCGTCATAATCAATGGAAGAGTACTTATTATGTTCTTTCATTGATCTTTTATAAATACCTGTGAAATCTACTGTACTTTGTTTTGGTATGAGCCCTTGGTTGGTAAGGAGAATAGGAACTTCAACCTTATTGATTACCGCAACTTTATTTTTGCGGTACTTAAGATTGGCTTGTTGTATCCTCTTCTCTAGTTGATTCATTGACATCGATTGATACTACGATTCCTCTATCTTGGAATATTTTATATAATATATCCAAGAGTTTCTTTTGTGTATTAGGATTAGTGACAAAGTCAGCGGCGTCCTCTATAACTTTAATTTGGATCAGTAAGTCGTTCATCTTTTTCCTCGGACTTTATTTTTTCTGCTATTTTTACTCCTGTGTCCACCAGTTCCAGAATTTTTTCCTTTTGGCTGTGCAATGAGTTTACTATTGCTTCGATCGACTCCACTATTTGTGTTACTATTTCCATTTTCTAATTCCTTTATTCTTTTTAATTCTTTTTCTACTTCTTCCGTAGTTAAAACATTTGTTGCTGAAGGAGCTAATGATACAGCACGGCGAGTTATGGAGAACTCTCGTTCTTTATCTGTAAGTTTATCTTTTATTTTTACTTTTTTCTTTAATACCGGTTGCGCGCGAGCGCAGGATTCCGATACTGATATTATTTTATACAGTTCATTATTTAACTTTGTATAGTCACCAATCTTAAATAATTTTTCTGCAGCTTTTGGTTTGATGTCGTTATTTATTTTGTATGTTCCAGGTACTATCATGCCGATCGAAGCTAAATCATCTGTTTCTAATGATTTTATATTTTCATCTAAAACCATGTCTCTATGTATGACATTTTCAGAAGCTTCGTCTACTACCTCTACATGAATTATACCTCTGTCTGAAATGGAAAGAGCAGCTTTTCGGGCTGCTCTTATCGCACTATCCTTTGTATCACGGCTACCCCTGTGGTTGCCGTTTATCTTGTACTGAAATTTCATGCTTTTTTCGTTTTTGATCAGCCAGGAATTCTTCAAAAGCTAATACATTCCTAAGTTCTGTATAATTACCTAGTATTTTATGATATTTTGTCAGAGTGATCTCTCCCTCTGCGTGACATGTACCACATCGTCTTCGTAATGCTTTTATTTTTCCTGTACCGTTACATCCGCCCGGGCATGGCATCGTGAGCTTCATATTACCTCATGAAATTAGTTGACGATTCTTATGTAATTGTTTTTTAATATACGAAAGATTGTACTTTGTAAATAAATTTCGTATCTCTTCGTTTTTAATCTTATGTAACGTATTAGCATCTAACCACCGCATCAAATTAGTCGGTCTAAATTTTGCAAATGTGGGTGTCTGTAAAATACTACGTGCTACGAATCCATTTTTATCACTATGAACAGTGTAGCGTTTTATCCAGTTCATTGCTTCCCAGAAATTATTATCGTTGATGATCATTGCCAAGTTAAAGCTATATATGACTTCGTTCTTGTAATCGAACTGGTAATCATCGGCAAAGAAGCAAGCCAATATTTCGCTGGTTCCTTCGTACATTGTTTGCCACGACCCAAAATTTCCGGCGGAATACTGGTAAAAGTGTATACATTCATGTAAGATTGTGGCCATAGGTATTATGAAATGCGGTACCGCAAGACCTTGAACGTAAGAAAATCCTTGAAATACCGCCGTATTCGTTCCATGATCAAATATTGCCGGTAACGTAGGTACAGCTGAATTTATTTCCTCTACCGTCGTTTGGCCCGGCTCTGTTCCATGCAACTTTGCGAATTGTTCTGGAGTCTTAGCAAAAATTATAGTAAACTTTTGCGGCGGCGTATACCCTAAATGATACGACAAAAATTGTAGTATCTCATTTATTTGTGAACGTGTTAAAGCTCTTTGTATGAATTTATCCATAATACATGAAGGCCTCGATATTTACCGAGGCCAATAAAGCTATTAAGCTAAAAGACTGTTCTTTTTGCTTGCAACCGTTTCTTCGGTTATTTTGGCGTAGTTTTTTACTGTATTTGATGTTTGATCGTTTGGACCAATACGAATTTCTAACCAAGCATTCACCTTTGCACCTTGTAATGCATTGGCTATATCTTGTTCAGTAGCATTTACAGATTCAGCAATATTACTACCAATTGCTTCTAGAATTCCCTTTAACTTCCACAGGGATTTATCTGTTAATACAAAATTATCCCATACTAAACGACCTTTAAAGTCTCCATCGAGAATCTTCAAAGTCGCTTTGATCATAGGATTACCACTATCTTTTGCAGTTGTTAACTCTGCTTTATCCACCGTTAGGTTATAACGGCCTTCTGGAATAGGATCAAAACTCGATCCCTTAACATCGCGTAAGTTATAGCTCATTAATTATTAATACCTAGTTTTGCTTGTAGATCAGTAAGGAACTGCTTTGCCTCGTCTTCTTTCAGATCGAGTAGAGAACCAACATAATAGTCCTCCTGTAATTTATCTTTTAATTCCCGTTCCTCAAAATGTGGAATAATGTCACGAAGTTTTGTGAAAGTTTCTACTGTTATACCGCCGGTCATCACGGTTTGACCATCTAGTGTTATAGCAACGGTACGGTTAGAAACTTGATTCAAGCGTTGTACCGCACGGAGTGCAACAGGTTCACGCTCTAGTTCTTTCATATCCAAGTACTTCGTTAACTCTTGATATGTGTATTCAAACTCTTTTGGTAATGTGTTAGTACGATCTTTTATAACTTTTGCTATTCTGGTATCATTTGGACCAAACATAAGTTCAAGGACTATGTCAAATAAATCCATGTGTTAGCTATAGTTTTATATATATCTATAGAGCAGACTGTATCATCTTCATACTTGAAGTCGGTTGTCAGTCGTTCGAGCGTTTCCGCTACGGAATTGTCCTTACTGGTTAAGGAGTTTCTCCGTTATTCCCGATTTTCCTATAAGATTTCTCTACATAGGCCGCTATTTTATCCAATATTCGTGTTTTTATCTGTAATTTCAAGATAAACATATTTATTTTAAAAACGAATTGGACCAGTATATTTTCTTTTCATGTCAACGGTACTTCCTTTGGACCGTCTGGTTTTTTACCAATTATTTTCATGAATTCACTGCTCTCTGCAGAATATTCATTTTTTGATTTAGCTGTTACAATGATATTAAGATCTAATGCTAACAACTTGTTTATAAAGGATTTTAAATCAGCCTGAAGCAACCGATAATCCATCGGTTGAAATGTATAATCAGGCTTTGCCTTTTTCACCCTTAGACGTTTTAGGTGTTTGTCTTGCAACAAGTCCCAGTATGCGGTCATACTGTCCAAAACAAATGTTTTTATTCCTGTGGGATCTTCGATTAACTCATCGACGGCTCGATTTATTTCATCTATATCCGTTGTAAGTAATCGCGTCATTTCAAATTTGTCGACATAAAAATGTGTGCCACCTTCGATGTCGACTACGGCAGGAGATGGAAAGTATAGCGAAGTTAGCGTTTTCCCAACACCGCTTTCGCCGAATACATACATCTTTAACCGTCTATCGTCTTTAGTTGGTTTTTTAAATAAGCTCATTAATTATTTTACTATATAATCGATTATAATTTCGTATAACTTGTGAGTAGCCACAACATCGCCTAAACAATACTCGGCGATCTCTTTTATTTTTCCTTCATTATATGCTTGTTCGACATTTTCTGCGTGTATCTTGCCGTTTTTTGGTGATGGAATACCGAATGCCGCGCATGCATTTTTTAAACTTAAAAATCCGTCTCGTCCAGACAATTGAAGCATTACATCAAAATGAGGAGGAAATGGATCAAAGCGTGTATATTGCAGAAAAGACGAATTCGTAGGTATTATCCTATGTAACATACTTCGTCTAATAATAAAGGGGACATCGAATCTAACTGAGTTAAACCCAACGAAAACACCATTAAATACACTAATTGCTTTCCAAAATTTTTCTAAAATAACTTTTTCAGAAGAATCGGTGAGTGCCACTTTTGTGTCACTTGTAGAGTAATACATACCTATACAAATAATTTGTCCTAACAAAGGATCAGTAGCCATAATTTTACGGCGTTCGCTTGTAACATTGAGCAGTGGATTTGACTTCTGTGCCCTTTCTATCTTACGTGTTATCAGTTCTTCTAGTTCATCGGGCACAACATCCCGCGTAGGGATGGTTTCGATGTCGAAGGCTAATTGTTTATTAAAAACAGTTGTATCTTTTTGAAAAACCATTTATACCTTATATTAAAATATCTTGAAATCCTAAATACTCATTTATTTTTAAAACTACCTGATCCACCATCTGAAGGTTCTGCAAGTTTTCACAGAATTCCAACTTCACTGGTTTCTTGTGGGTTAATGCAACGCTTATTAAGTTCTTTAATACCGGCGCCTGAACATCTTTACCAACTGCTATATGAAGATAGGTATTGCCAAGATGCACAATAATGGTGTCTGACGATGATGTATATTCGTATACTTTGCCGACACGTTTGCCAATCAACTTTTTGTAGTCGTCGGAATGTTGCCCAAGTGAATAAACCGATTTAAAGAATGTTTTATATATCATGTCAATTCTAAGGGGGCATCAAATGGAGCAATATGAAATTTATTTTCAAGTGTTGCAAATTTCTTCATAAAATGCTCCTTAACTTTTTCGGGCGAATTAGTCCTTGGACTTATATGACCAATAACTATTCCCTTTGTCTTAGTCAAATCAAACTCAGATAAAAATTCTAAAGCCTGTGATGTACTAAGGTGACCAAAGTTGGAGCTAATACGATCCTTTAATAATTGGTCGTATCCGTCGTAAGTTGCCAATAATTCATCGTCATAATCGCATTCGATGAAAAAGGCGTTACAATGTTTTGTACGTTCTCGCATAGTTTTGCTGATGCTGCCAGTATCGGTTAAATAGCAGAGAAACGTATTTGTAGCGGGCTCTTCAATTATAAAACCCAGTGCAAACTTTGCGTCGTGTTTTGTTGAAAAAGGTTTAACTATCAAAGATTTAATTTGCAGTACAGATGTCTCATTTATATATTTGATTTCACAATCATTTAAATCTGTTTCTTTTGCTTTGAAAACAGCTTCATGAATATATATAGGAACTTTGGTTTTACGCCCAACAGGGCCTGCGCCAACAATATGATCGCTATGTTCGTGAGAAATAAACAGGGCGCTGAATTCCTTGTGCCCTGTTTTCTCAAAAACCCTTTTTGCCGATATACCGCAATCGATTAAGATGCGTGTATTATCGTTATAAATTAATGTGCAGTTCCCGGAACTCGAGGAACCCACAGGTAATATTTTCATTACTTAATCCTATTTACTAAAATGTATTTTTACGGGTAATACCCGCCAGTCGGAAATATGCCATCTTCGTATTTGACCTATTTGCCTGGCGCTTAATCCTATTCGTATCAAGCGGTGTATTACAGGAGACGGTGTATTTCCTAGTGTACGCAATGTATCAAGAACGGTAGTTCGTGAAAAATCAGTGAAAATCGGATATGCAACATGACCGCTTTTGGTATACGATAATTCTTGTGTGCGCACACCATAGTAATTATCGATACCTCTTTCAACAACTTTTAATGTAAAGCCGGTATGATCAAATTTTTTATTTGCGTCTGATTCGACGTTTTCCGTGGTTACCATTATCAAAAAAGTTTGTACCTGGACTGAATGATATTTGCGTTTTAGGCGTGTGTATGGTTTTAAGGCTGTTTTTGTGATGTTCTGACTAGATCTTTTTCGATCCATTCTTTGCTATTCCTCAAGAAAAGTGTTATGTCTTCTTCGATTTGCCACATTGTTTGCAGCCAAATAACATAGTCTTCATCCCGCAAATCATCTTCTTTCAAACTGCGTACGCATACATACTTATCGTTATATTTAACTATTTTTATATCGTATTGTTCGCTTTTTAATGATTTTAATTCTTGGGGAGATGTGGTGTAGTTTGTCACTAAAACTATATATTTGTCGAAGTATTTACTAAAGTCTGTCATTGCTTAAATATACTAAATTTGTGTATTAAAAGCAAATTAAACTTATAATTCTACTCCTGCTCTTTTTAATAAGTCAAAGCTATGTTTTTGGTCGTCTTTAGGATACATAGAATTCGAAGTTAATCGTAATTCTTCCCATCTAACCTTACCATCATCAATTAATTTTTTTATGTTGCGTTGTGTACGATTTAGTCCTGACGCTCCAGTTTTAATTTCTAAAAATATTATTGCATTATCGTCAAATACAATATAATCTACAGGCATCCCTAAAAAATGAGCTCTTTTTGGATCATATTGAAAATGTTTCAGATACGGAACCAAATGTTCGGCTATTTGTCCCAGGCGGACTTCTGATGCTTTCTTTTGTCGATATATCTTTAAATATTGCACCCTGTAAAAGAATGCCGTATAAATTAAGGCAATAATTAACGTTGTAACAATAATTATGATATAGGTGTTAAACATTTGATAATTCTTTTTCGATTTTGGTTTTTAACAATTCTATCTTATCATTTGACGGTGGAACCATGGTACCACGTCTATCCGCTTCTCGCACTTTTATAAGTTGATATATGTTTTCTTTGCCGACTCTTTTAATTAGACGACGCACGCCCTTTACGGTTAACTTCGGGTCCGCGTCAAACATATGATTCTCTATTAATATCTTTACAGTTTGTATTAGAGACGGCGGTAATTTATATTTTGTCATGTATGTTACAGCGAGCTCGGCGCCTACAAATTCGTGTTTGAAAAAATGCATTTTACCATCGGAAGTAATATCCATAGTAGTTGGTTTTGCCATATCATGAAATAACATAGTCCATCTGATTTCTTCTTCAAGTGCTGCCGCATTTATAGCCAACAATATGTGTTCAAATACATTGATGCCTTCGCCCCGACGTGTTTGACGAATATTGTTACAACGTGCTAACTCTGGAAAAATATATTGTAGTACGTTGGTCTCTAACATCAAACGAAAACCATGCCCCGGATTTTTTGACATAATTATTTGTTGCAATTGTTTTCCAATATATGCTGGGTTGCTCTTTACTACATTCTTGATCAATCGTGAATGTTCGTACATTGTTACCCACGTTGGGACATCTACGGCAAAAGAGGTTTGCGCAGCAATGCGACATATCCGTAATAACTCTTCGGGGTAATCGAGAAATGTGGAGGTATTGGCACGAATGAGTTTATTCTTTAAATCATCGGCGCGAAATACCTTGCCATCCAGACTGAGAATAGCATTGTTTATCGATATAGGATCAAATGGTACACTATCTATACTATTCAAAAAATACAATTCATATGTTGTGTCACCGTCACTTATCTGCAGTGTTGGTTTTGTTCTGTGCAATGTATAGTTATCTAACAATGGAATTACCTGTTCGCGGGTTACTCCAATTATAGCTAACTTATAATACTGCACTTTTATTTTTAATGCTGTTGCCCAAACACATTCACCAAATAAGTAGATCGTGGCCCCTAGTTTTTCAATAGCAAAGATTAAGTTGTTATCCATAAACCGGTTCTTAAGTCTTCTCGCATAGTTTCATATGTCGGTGCTTTCATAAACATATCTGGTTGCATACTTATAGAATTAAATAATCGTCGTGAATTCAATCCAATATGGCCCTCTATAATTCCTATGACATTGATAGACTGTGGTCTTGTGTAATGTACACGCATACGTATTCTTGATAAAAATACATGTGCGAGCGATGAAACTACATTTGTAATAATCATATGATGCGTATCATCATGCTGTGTACTTGGTAAGAATAACCAAAAATTATTTAAATGTACAACGGAGAAAGGCACGGAGATTTTACTGGAGTCCAATGCTGTAGCAATCTCGAGTTGTTTCGCTACATAATCAAATTTATCTCTGAATGCAAACTGAAAGCAGTCATAGTTGTCTGTCATCTGGAATGGCTGCATTGAAATCATGGTGTATCCTATGTATAGTCACGCTGTGATTTTTAAAAACATGCGCATCACAAGTACAAATTAGATGCGTCGGTCGCTTTGGAGCTGTCGGGTTAGCTAGTGTTTCTAGTCGACATGTGCCGTGTGAAACAGTTACTTTTCTATAATATAAACAATTGCCACACGCTCTAGCGACCTGATACCCTGGCGGCGTATAATCAGTGTTTGGTAGAGACATGTTTAAATCCTTTATTAGTACAATATTTTTTTAGTTCTTCAATAGTACTTTGCATACTACTAAACGAATCTCGCTTTAAAAATTCTTGGTGAAACTGAAAATCTGTCTCATCTTTTACGCTGCCGTAACTAAAATAAACGGCAAACAACTTATCTACCTGTTTGCCGGTTATCTCGTAATAAAAAACAATTCCACTTGTTAGCTTTTGTTCGTAGCGCATGATTCTAGTTCTGATGTGGCTTCGGCAGCTGTGGCTATTAATTCCGACAATGCTTCGGAAAGTCCTAATAAATTCTGTCCGTTATTATAATATTTACAGACTTGTACTAGTTCCTCATAAAGAACCTTTATAGCGTCTAATTGATTTGCATTCTCTAGTTGTTGCGCCACCTGTTTGAAAACATATAACATTTGTTGCGTAAATACTGCTTTTGGTATATTGCTTTTGTCTTGTAATAACTCGTCAAATCTTGCTTCGATCTTATCCGCTATTTCTTCGATAGTGCTCTCTGACGCTAAATTTGCAGTCGGATATTTTCTTAATACTTCTTTTATAATTTCAGTCATTTAAGTCCTTAAATTAATTTTCCGGTCATATGATCCAACTCATGTTGTATAATAATTGCCGGCATACCGACAAATTTATCAACGTGTGGAGTACCTTCCTCATCCATATATGATACGGTAACGATTTCTCGACGAATACATCTTTTCTTATACCCGGGTTTTGACATACATCCTTCTTCAAACGAGAAGTATTTACCCGATCTTTTTGCCGTTGCATTTATAAATACTTTCCAATTATCAGAAATATTTACTACAAATACATGCGGTATGGGCTCATTTTCTTTTGTCCAGATTTGATTACTTGCCAGCCCCATACATATTTCATAGTTCTTAGCGGTGTCTATTAAATCTACTGCCAACAAGGCCGCTGGGCCCACTTCACCACGAGTAGCTGGTGTTCGTAATATCCGCAATTGTGCCTCGTTATCTGCTTTATTTATCGACACAACCATATTTTAACCTTTCATGATATTTACATAAATAATCATACGCATTTTCAGCGTCCAATAACGTGTTATATGTTTCTTTTATAGTAGTAATTTTTATTCCAAGAAAGTAAAGAATATATATTAATAAACAGTGTGATTCTTCTGGTTTCAATATTATTTTGCATGTTGTAAAATTGCGTCTGTACTTGGTCATAATCATAGTTGTGTAAATACTCTCTTTCTTGCATACCATTGGAATTTTAGTAAATCTATATTTACATCCGCAAAATCAATAATGACTGGATTCTTTTTTATCTTATTTGAAACTCGCATTAGTCTGCCGGCGCTTTGTTTTAACCACACTTTACTTCGTGTTGGTGCGCATATAAATAAGATCTCAAGCTCCTTCAGATCGATGCCTTTATGAAACAATTGCCAGGTAGTAACAACAATACGCTTTTTACCGCTTTCAAGTTGCTGCATAATAGCGGCGCGATCTTTTTTCTTTACACTGGATAATAAAACTACGGAGTCCGGTAGTAACGCACCCAGTCTCTGAGCATGTTCTTGTCTATGACACAATAGAACACATTGTTGTGTTTTATATTTATTTACGGTGTCAACTATTAATTTATTTCTTATGTCATTAGTACCCATATCCGTTATCATGATACCATATTCTGACGTATCAAATAATGGATACGTATATGAAGTTTTTATATACTCATATACAGGTTTTACAATTCTATCTGCAACAGCGGCATCTGGAACCTGATGTACCAATGGGCCGGTTAACCAGAATATTACTTTAGTAAGACCATCAGCTCGTTCTGGTGTGGCTGATAATCCATATTTATATTTTGCTGGTATCTTTGAAATAACTTCAGCGTATGTTTTTGCTGGTACGATGTGTCATTTTGTTATCATTGAGGTTGTTATCTCAATTTCTACAAATTACTTTGTAGCTCGGCATATATTTTCATCCTATAAGGATGTCAAGGACTCTTGGGAATATTATATTTATTCAATTCCTATGCTCTACACTGCGCAGGGCCTGTTTGCTATCCTTGCGTTTAGCACGGTATTGCCCATCACGGGTTTTTACCGTTTTTCCTTGATTTACACCTTTGATCTTACGATCAAGTGCGGCACAAGCTTTTTCAAATAATGCTTTTTTTCTCTTTAGAAAAATTGTACTGTCTTTATATAAATAATTAAATATTCTAACAACTTCAATTAAATTAGTCGTCTCTAATCTAAATATTGAGCGGTGTTTTGTTATCTTAGTATAAAGTTTTAATCTTTTATGGCACCAAGAAACAACATCGATATTGCCAGATATGTCAAAACAGTATCTAAGATGAGGAACTTTTCTTATATATATCGAACCATCACCATCAAATATACCCCTAATAAAATGATGTGTGTATTTTATAGGAATATTTTTGGGTTTTCCACCTCGTAGAGATTTTTGTGGCAAGCACCCTTTAGCTATGACGTCTAATCTCATTTGTTTATTATTTATATAATACACCGCTAAAGGTTGTTTTGATATTTGAATCTTTGCCTTGGTTCCTAAAATATCTTTAATCCGTCGCAACATGTACAGATCATTCGGATGTAGTGCTAAGGTCATGCCTGGGCGATTTTTTCTAACACAACCGTCGGCGAATATTAATCCAAGTATATACGCTTTTTCTTCTGTATCTATATTTTTAAAATAACGACTATTCAAACCAGGGTGTCTGCATTCTTCGTAGTCCCTAGTTAATTTTTCTTCATGTATAACATTGTATACTAATTCTTTTGAAGCAATGTGTAGTTTTTGCATTATTTGATAAGCCGACAACCCACTTTTATATAATATCTTAATTTTATTTTTCATAAGTTATTATACGTAATATGTGGACCTTGTCAATACCTCATCGCATATTATCATTCCGAATTTATTTAATTCTGATTGATCAATTTTTTTTACGCTTTGTAATAGCCCTACAGTTATTGGTTTTATTTTTCTTTCGCCCGCGCCGATTTTTCCTATATTCTTTACTGAGGTGAACTGTTTTAATCGCGCAATAAATTGATGCGCAAGTTCTATAGTATCTACCAGTATCAATGTAGGTTGTTTTAGTTTTGCAAGTAACGCACAGGCTATAACGGTTTTTCCTGAAGCCGTGATAGAGCATAAAACCCCGTTTGTTGTATTACTTAATACATCTACTGCAGTTTTTTGATAATCTCGTAACTCCCCGGTAAATTCTATTTGTATAGGAGTTTTGCTATAATAGCGATTATCATCAATCTGTAAATTAGGATTTATTATCTTCAATGACGAAAGGAAACCAACGGGGGCGGTTATTGTATTGTTTGCTTCTGTGTAAAATCGAAGCTTTGGTTCGATCCCCCACAGACTTTTGTTCATACTCATAGCCGTTACCCAGGTTGGATTTTCGGTCACAAGGCTCGCTTTTATCTGGTGTGCCTCGTCTTCTGTGTAATCGGTTATGGTTAATTCACCACTTATATTTACATTCATCAATTCTTTTCATTAATTATAATAATAAAACACCTGAAACTCAATAATCTTATACCATAATAGTCTTGCATTTGATTATAAAAAACAGTATAATCATATCATAAGGAGAATACATGACACAATTAACAGAAAAACAACAAAAGTGGTTAGAAGATCTTGTTATAAACGGTCAAACAACTACTACCGAAGAAATAATTCGCGGTTTAGCCAAGATAACTATCGCCTCATTAGTAGGTGGAACACAGCTGGCAATTGAACAAGCTATACCGGCTGAAGGTGCTTCGGTGTATGTTTTGCATTCTTTTGCGATTCAAACGTTGGCACAGGTATTAAAAGCTTATGAAACAAAGGATAAAAAGACCGTCTTCGACAGTACAGCAGTAGCATTGGAGTTTGTAAAAAACCGCCCTACTGCAGTTATCGATGAAATGATACAAGTGCAAACTAAATTCGAAAAAGAATTGAAGCAATTAATTACCCCGGAGACATTACAGGAAAATTTTACTACGACCCCAGGAACAGGCGCAGACTCCAACTCTACATCAAAGGTATAAATCCTGGGGGCAAAGGATCAGTACGGGAATATGTACTGTTAAATGAATTACAACGACAAGATCTATTAGCGTATATACATAGTTCGCTGCAAAAATATGCGGCAATAGTAGATCGTGAAAATGCGGCTGAAGTAAAAAATCTAAATGAGATACAACAACACTTGGATGAGCTGACATTTCCCGAACGATACCAAAAAACGAAGTTACCCAAGCAGGAATTTGAAGATAAAATAAAAAAATTATCCGCGCTTGAAAAGAAGTTTCCTAAAAACTATGTAAAACGCAATGGCAGATCAAGATCTTGAATATAGACTAAAAATAGACACAAGTGATTTAGCTTCTCAACTACAACAGGTACGCGCACAAATCGACCAGGCCCTCGGTGCGCAAGTATTTAATACAATTACTCCTTCAACACAACCCGCAGCTTTTGCTTTCCCAATGCAGCAAGCGCTGGCAAATGCACAAATATCGCTAGGGCAAGATATAAATAATACAATAAGCGCGGCACAGAATGCGCAGAACGATGTACATCGTGCAATGCAATCCATGCGTCTTGGATTTCAGAAATTTAATAACGATGTAATGACATCTTATTTATCACAGGTTGATGTACCCATGTTTGCATCTGCACAAGGTGCGCCAATACCGTCATTTCATAACCGCGGTGTTTTTCAAAACTTAACCGCCAATGTTATTGGTTTGGGATATGACCCATCAATGTCACTTACGCCAGGAGAGTTCCGACGACGCGCAGGCTATGAATTTGCTAATCAATCAGGCAGGTTAACATTTGGAATAGGCGGTTCAATGCTTGGTGGTATAGCAGGAAGCCTAACTCCAATACCTTTTGGAAGTGTTATTGGAACTGTACTCGGAGGTATGGTAGGTGATATGGCATATGATGTCGCAGGAACTACCATATTACGAGATTACGAACAAGCAAGCGCAATCCGTGATTTTGCATATAATACTTCTTGGCGTACATTTGCTGGAAGATTCACAAGACAGCAAGCTTTACAGATTGGCCAGGATTTATCAACTGTAGCAAGAAGCGAGGCATTGGTTGGATATGGTGTTACAAATACTGATGTACAACGTGTAATGCAGGAATATACCGCTATTGGTGGGTTCGATACTGTAAGATCAGCAGAAGAATATCGAACTCGTGCAAAAGATATGATTGAGAATCATCGCAAAGTAATGCAGATATTACGTCTTACTGAAGAAGACGCTTTACAGTATATGAATACCATGCAAATGTATGGACGACCTATAACCGGTAATTCAGCAATAGGTACAGCTACAATGGCATATGCTGCTGGTTATACACCAAAAGAATTTATGTCATTTGCACAACAAGCTGCGGAGATGGTACGTGGTACCGGGATAAATTTAGGGTCAGCGTTTGCGGGAGGAATGGATGCATTATTACGTACTAAATCATTTGTCGAAGCAGGCACCGTTCCGATGGAACTAATACAACAGTATGGTGGAATACAACAATATACATTAAATACAACTCGTATGGGATACGAATGGGCTAATAGTATGAATGGCTTTACTCGTTTTGCTGCGGGTATGACATCGGGCGGATTAATGGGTACCGTTGGTATGAGTCCACAAGAAGCGATTGGTACCGCAGTTGCAAATCTTAGTGCCGGGGGAATCGAAGGCATATTGGGAATGCAGGGTCGTATGGGTAAATTAATCAGTAATGAAAATCCCACAGTCCTTGCGGCTATGCGCGGATTAGATATAGCATCAGTTATGAAGATGTTAAATATAAATCCTACAATGGAAAATTTTATGGGATTTGCGCAGACAACACTAGGGGTGTCGTTACCAGATGCCGAATCATCATATCGAATGGCTACAGGAGGTGCAACGGTTAATATAGCTAAACTACGTAATACCGGCTATCAAACAGCGGTTGATATGGCTCCATCGACACTTGCCCAGATGTCTGATCGTTTTACAAATGTCATTAGTAATACAATGGCTGCTACAGGAAACTTTCTAGGATTACCTACGGCTTTGCGAGGATTAGAACAATACGCTGAAAAAGTACTTGGTAACGCAACATTGAGAGAGCCTGATTATATAACACGTACACGCACTTCTGCTATAAACGCCCTGTTCACTGGAATAGATCACGAACGTTTCGATGATTTACAAAAAGTTCTTGGATCTGAAAAAGCGGTGGTCGACTTAATATATGCTTCTGAAAATGAACGAAAAAATATACTTGAAAGTGTGTCTGACGCAAATGACAAACAAACAACTCTTGCACGAGAATATTTTATAAATCGAAATTTAAATAAATTACGTCAAGTTGATTCAAAAACCACGGCGGCGGAGAAGACGCTGCAAGAACGACTTGCCGAGCCAATGACACAAGAAAAAATGCAACTTCTTATAAATGAAAAGTTGGTGTCAAATATAAAAGATTTTGCTAAACCCGGGATGACTAAGGGGGAAGCAACTAGAATAACACAATTGTATAACAAAACTACTGCGGCACAAGAAGAGCAAACAGTAAGTGATATATTAGCAGGCCCGCAAGTTTCTTTTTTACGAGGAATAGCGCGGGGGCTAGATGAATGGGGGCTAGAACGTGAAGATATTGCATCGCGTGTTGAAGTTAGTAAGACATTTCGAGCAAATAAATGGCTGACAGCCACATTAAACCGCGCTGGCGCTGTGGTCGCTCGTGGCGCCGCCGAGCTTATCGGACGAGGTACTGGTGCCGATACTTTCAATTCTCAAACCAGTGATCTATTACAAGAATCAGGAATTAGTGCCGAGAAAGCAAAAGTAGACGATCAGCTGAAAGATCAAAAAAAGGTAAATGACCAACTGGATCTAATAGCAAAACAAATGAAACAGTTCGGCGCAATAGGTATGACTGGAGGACTAAGTCCTGAAGCAACGATGCAAGCACAAAGTAACGCTGCGCAGGCAGCGGCATTGAAAGAAATTATTACAAACACAGCTACGCTGAAAAAAGCTGCTGATCAAGCCACTGGTTATATAAATGTTAAAGTACATTGGTAACGAGGATATATGCTATCAGCATCAAAAATAAAATGTCATGTATATCTTGAAAATGTAGAAATTGATTTTTCAAATATACATATAATCGAACAAATCGGAACACCACCAACCGCTATCATAAATGTGGTTCCTATAAAAAATATCTTTAATATTTTACCGAAGACTATTTGTGTTATAACCTTGGAAGAAATTAAAAGTTATAAAGATGGAATACCTGTATATGAAGAAGTGGTTATATTTTTTGGTGAATACACTGATAACGGGCTGAATCGTACAGCGACCTCATCCGAAGTGCAGTTAACATTTACTGGATTTACAGGTAATTGGGATACAAATCCGATAGTACCGATAGATGCTACTATCCCAACGGCAGCTGAATCCGTTATGCTCGGTATAAATTATTTTACTAATACTGGGGCAGATGGAAAGGGGATATATTATAGTAAGTTTCCTTCACTATTACTTAGTCTTGTGAACTTTATGGATACAACCAAAGACGACAAAACTATAAAAGATTATGAACAAGTTTTAGGCTCGACAAATAGTCGTAATAAATTAATGGCAGGTTTAAAAGCATATTGGAAAAATAATCCGCCGGAGGGGCCGGATTTTAAATTTCACCGCGGTACAAAATTGCGTGCAAGAATTGCACTAGTTATAAATCACTTTTTGTTTAAGTATGGCCCGTTTTTAAATGGCTTGATGCAAAGTTTATTATTTGATTCAATGATAAATTATATCGGGTCTGGCACTATGGAAAATCTTGCAAAGAGTACTGCCGTGCTAGCATATCTAAAAGAACGTATACGTGGTATCGCAAGTTCAGGATCAATGCCTGTTTCATCAGCTATCCGAAAAATTTTAGAGCCGTTTAAATATACTTTTCAGGAATTTGCGGCGCCGGTTCTAACAATCGATGCTTTAAGCGACATTGCTGAATTAACTTTGTCTAAAGTTATTGTTGCACCAGAATGTAATCTGTTGGCGCCCATATCCAATAATGTATTTTTCGATGATGACGTCGAAACAATACAAATGAATCGTTCTTGGAGAAATGAACCAACTAGATTGATTTATACTTCCAATACAATTCCAACCAAAGACGAAAGCGGCAACATCATTATAAATGCTATGTTGGCTATTATTGTGCCAGCAAAAATACTGGTCAGTGATGTAATAAATAAACTTTCAAAGTTAACTGCGTCTTCAAGAAAAGCGTTGCGAGAAGGCGCCGTGAAATCTGAAGAATCCGAACGTTGGGTTGTGGATACATTTGACAAATATATAAAATCTTTTAAAAACCAGAAAACTATTGGATTAGCGAGCACTGAAAATGAGCAAATTAAAACTTTGTCACAAAATAAAACTATATCTAATGATAATGCCGTATTAAATAAAGATGTTATTGATATATTAAAATACACCAATGAAGAGGCAATGCGTGGTGTCGTGTCATTGGTGGAAAAAGATGATAGCGCTTTAGAACAAGCATTCCTATTGAATGCGGTAAAAGATTCGTTATCTACCGAAGTTGAATCTCCTGCAGCAATTTCTTCTGATAAAAATTTCGAAAAGATAGATACAGATAAAAAATTATTTGATCGCATGAATATGGGTAATGGTTCTGAAGCATTAATGAATTATAAAATGCAACTTGCTGAAACTATTTACGTAGAGAAGCGTCGTATAGGCAGAACCGCTGCTTTGCGTGTTACTTTTTCGCCATATCGAGTGTGTGGTGCACAATCGTTATTATTGTTAAAAGACTTTGGTCCACTCACTGGTGTAATTACTACAAATATTATAAATATCAGTGCGCAAGGAGAAGCAGTACAAAATATAAATTTATCACACGTATCTTGTGTTGATACATCTCTACCGACAGAAAGTTACGCCGATTTCCTTGATCCATATAAAGACATATTGCCACCGACATTATCTGAATTTAATGTTAAAGAAGTTGGTGGAAGGTTATACGTGTATTTGACTGGACGCTCAGATAGTTCAGTTTATGATTATTGTGTTAATAATTTACAATTAAACGCTAGGGGCGAAGATATAGATCCACTTTCTACAAGTAAATGCGCCGCAAAATTACAAGAAAAATACAATGTTATAAAAGATACGGCGACCCTAAAAAAGTTCACAGATGATTTGACATATCGACGATTAGCTACGTTAAAAGAATTAATGTCTGGATTATCAAATGCAGTAGATAAACTAACCGCTAGATCACTATGTGACTCCGCAGGAAAACCTTACTTCGTAGGGCAAGTTGACATGGATTCTCCTAGACCTTTTATACGAGAACGACAAAACATGATATTAAATATTTTTAAAGCTACAAACCCGGCCGTAGCTGTTTGGAAAGGATTAGAATAATGCCATTATTTTATATACCTGCGGTAATTAGTAATACTTATTCAAAAGTTACTGCTACCGGTGGTTCACTTAATAGTATAATGACTGTACCCGAAAAAAGTCAGGTTACTCCAGATGCAGACGATGCTTTAACGATTTCAACAGAACAAAATGAAAAATCTCATACAATAAATTTATCGGAGATAAAACAACCGGCAGTTATATCAATATTTAATGCTACTGATCGTCGTATTAAATATATGACTAAAAATTTCTTTCTGCAAAGTATAACAAAACCTAAATTGGAGCGATTTCAAATAATTGAGACATTTCGAGAATCGAAATTATTTTTCTTCGGCGAGCGTACTAAGGTATATACAATTCAAGGTATGCTTATTGAGGCATTAGACTCAAGTTATACAAATGACAACATATACGGTGAATTAATGGCGGTCGAATTGGGCTTGGCCGATGTCGACAGAATGTTTTCTTTGCGTACTCGCGATCAGTATCGTTGGTCTACCTCATTTCAAATGTTTTACGATGAGCAGTTGCGCGGTACAAAACTAGTGGAACAGAATAATATAGCAGGCTTGTTTTTTGAACGGTCATCAATTATTGGTTATCCGGTACAATTACAATTAACTAGAGATACCAATAATCAGTATTTGGTACAGTTTCAAATGACTTGGGCTGTAATGGAAGAAAACTTTTATAACGCTTATGTTCGTAATCAGTATACTCCAGGAATAGCAACATCGAAGACTTTAAAAACAACTTTGAATAATTTATTAAAGATATACAATGATTTAGTTGCTCAGGTAACGGAAGCCGAAGCTAAACTAATTACTGAAAAGCGCGAGGCAGCGATAGGCATCGAAGCAGGAACAGGTATGACAGATGATAAACTAGATAAGTTGAAGAAAGACCGGGATGCAGCATATTCTGCATATTTGAATGAATATAGAAAAGCACTAAAAAATGAGTAATAATTTAAAACAAAACGAGATAGCAATTTGGAAGCGATGGAAGCATACAGGTGATCCTCAATTCGCCAATCAGTTGTTGCGTTCAATGGATCCATTTTTACAATCATATGTAAATAAATATACTGGTGCGCCGTTACCTAGACCCGCAATTGAAAGCCAGGCACGTATTTTGGCTTTAAAGGCGTTTAGCACCTTTAAGCCGACGATGGGTACGCAATTAAATACGCATGTTGGTCATGAGTTAAAGCATTTACATAGATATGTGCTTGAGTATCAAAACGTTGGAAAAATACCCGAAAACCGAGGTATAGCCATAAGTAAATTTAAAAATATAAAGGCCAACTTAACCGAATCACTAAATCGTGAGCCAACAGTAATAGAACTGGCCGATGAACTACAGTGGTCGCCTGCAGAAGTAGAACGTATGCAGGCTGAATTACGCGCCGACTTAAACGTCATACAAGGTAAGGAAGAGGCGTTCTTTGATAGTCAATTGAATATGACAGATTCAAGTAGAGACCTCGTAGAATTTGTATATTGGAGTAGTACCCCCGAAGAACAAAAAGTCATAGAGTATTGGTTTGGAATAGGTGGGGCCCCGAAGTTAAACTTACAACAAATATCACGTAAGTTACATAAAACTGAAGAAGAGATTAGAACAATAAGCAAAAGAATAGCACAACGTGTTAAGGAAAGTATGTAATGGCATCATTTGTGTGCCCTCCGACTACTTCGGAGGATATATTAAAGAAAGTAAAAGCCTCAAAGGAAGCTAGTGTTGCAGGTGCATTTGCTGGCACTGGAATACCTGCACTGGATTCAATTATATCGGGATTATCTGATACTATCGGAGGATTAACTTCCGCAGGTATACAAACCGCTGTGACACAAATGCAAGAAGCCGCACAAGAAAAATTAGGCGCATTTGCATCTAGTGCTTTGGCCGGCCTAGTTTCTATTTTGAATCTATCCGCGGAAGCCGAATCAGTCTCTTTTGGGATGACCTTGGATTCCCTGAAAAGGCAGGTCGCATTACGATTATTATCACTAAATGAAATATTATATCATACGGACGGCGCATTAAATATATTACGAAGATTATCAAAACCATATATAAAATCAGTTAACACTCAATTAAAATACGCTTATCCCTTTATCAAAAAAGCATTGGAGGATTTAAACGTAATACAAAAAAGTTTATCTTCAGAAAAACCACGTTTTAATACATCATTACTGAGGCAAGTAATTTATAATATCGACGTAGCTATTGGAATTATAACCGGGGATCGATCACGCAAATTAGGACAAAAGTTTTTTAACGATATACTTACAAAAAAGAAAAGTGTCGGACAGGCCTTTAAAGATGTTATATTAGAAGGTGTAGTTGCTGAGCATATAATGCTGGCTGAAGCATATATTTGGCATCTAACACAATTAGCAATCATAACCTCTGGCGCAAGTATCCTTGGTGTTGAAATAAAAGGTATCGATTTAACATTTGGGAAGTCCATCCCCGGCGTTGCAAAAGACCGCAATACAATATTAATACAACGACAACAACAATACAACACGTTAAAAACACAATGGAGTAAAGATATACCGAAAGAAAATTCATTTTTGCAAACTTTATCTTGGATCGATACAAATAAGGGATTGGTTGCCACTCACGCTGTAATAAAAAAGCAGGTGGAATTAATTAAAAATTGGACGCTCAATTGGTCAACACTAAAGACTTCTGCTAAAGTACTATGGTATTCTTTGAGTCCAGCCAAGTCAATAATCGAAGAAGTAGAAGCTAGTGTTGCAAAACATCTGAAAGAAGTAGGAGATAGTGCTGCGGCAGGAACACTAACAAACGCCATTGCCAAACCAGTTTTATTTAAAGCATGGACAGTTACTAAATTAGAAGGTGCAAAACAATTATTAGCACAACAAACCGAAGCGGGCGAAGCTTTTAACGCGGTGGCCAGTGATTTCTATATAATAGAAAAAATACAAACATATTTAAATTCCACTGCGTATCAAAAGTATGATGAGGAAGCTATAGATAGCTTGTTAAAGCTCTCATTAGTTATTACAGGATTCGCTGTCACTGCACCGTTAAATAAAGCAGTATTACGTAGAGCTGTTGTGTTATTTACTGAAGTGCGGGCATTATTGTTACGCGCTATCGCCGAAGATACATATCTATTGTCTTTGTTAAAACAATTAAATATATTAAATAATCCGCTGGTTTCTGCGGTTACAAAAGCATTATCACAATTAGCACAGCAAAGTCCATTTGGCGCCGCGTTAGTAACTGGTTTGGTATCCGGCCAAACTGCTAATCTGGCAAATACATTAAGTAGCGTTGCAACGGCTATGATTGAAACGGCGTCCGGTGCAATAAATAATGTAAACAATCTATTTAAAAAAATAACTGGTGATTGTAATCATGCTAATAATAAATCTGGGCTAACAAATGCTAAAGTTGACGAAGAAGCGAAGATTCAAGGTAAACAAGTTGAACAAACAGCCAAGGCTGACGAAAACAAACCGCCAGATACCGCGCCTTGGTGGGAAGGAACTGGCGACGCAACATCAGACTTTTTTATGGGGCTGGCTTTATGAGTGCATATAATGAAATTTTTAAATCATCTGACACTGGACTAACTTTTGAATTAACTGAGAATTTACCAACCTCGACCAAAGGTGTAAGTATGTCCATAGTCAGTGTCGATGAAAATACAGGTGAAATTTCGTTGACTTTTGGTGCGGCACCGAAAAAATCTACTGGTGTGCAAGTTTTATTAGATAAAATAACTCTTGCACTACTTACGACTTTTGGGGAAAGCTTATTTAATCCTGGTATGGGCTCTTTAATTACGCAGATAAAAGTCCAAAATACTTCTGATACATTAGAACTACATGTTCGAGTGACATCAGCGTTAGCATCGGTAAAAAAACAAATATTAGAAGCACAAGCCGGTCAAACATTAGCAGCTAATCAACTACTAGTAGATTTACAATTAAGTGATATCTATTTAGATCCAACAGATAGTACAACAGTGCTGGTTGAGGTCATTGTGGTAACAGAAAGTAATGAAGAATATATATTAACGGTGTAATATGTTAACAACAAGAGAATACATAAAAATAATTTTAAAAGCTAAACTGCCAAATCTAGATGTATCAGATAATTCTCCACTGTCTGAATTATTTGTGAATCCAGCTGCGGCCATGATGGACCCGGTACTTACTCAATTAAAATATTTATTAGATAATTTGGGATTGAAAGACCCAGAGAAGATCAACCCCGACGAACTAGATGCTATCGGCAGTAATTTTTTAGTTTACCGCAGACAAGCGATTCCATCCACTGGTTATGTAGAAATGTTTTATGATATCGCACAAAACATATCGATCCCAATTGGTACAACTTTTACTGCATTGGATAGTCGTATATATGCAACGACAAAAACATTTACTATATCTGAAGGAACCATGAATGCCAATTTATGGCGATTCCCCTTATATTCCACTGGATTGATTCCCGTAGTAGCTACATATGACACATTGGGAACACCACTTGATCCAAATTCTATTACATCAACTGATTTTGCTATTGAACCGTCGCAGATAACGAACCCAGTAGCGTTTGCCGCCGGGATATTAGCAGAGACAAATACTGAATATGCCGAAAGATTAATAAACGCCGTAATGAACCGAAGTCTTGCCAGCGAACAGAGTTTTAATAATCTTATTACTGAAAATTTTCCGTCAGTATATGAAACAGTAGTTATTGGTGCAGGCGATGATCGTATGGTACGTGACTTACATTATTCAGGGGTTGAATCATTGGAAAATTATTATTTGGTTGACTATAGGGGAAAGATCAGCGTCACAGATTTTTATATTTCTGCCTCTGGAGGATATTACATAAGAACAAGCGGTTTGTTTGATTCGGTACCATCATTTGATGAATATCCGTATACTCAAAGTAAAGCATATTGGACGTTATTTTATGATGACCCCACCACGTCAGGATTAGTACCCGATATGCCTATACCAGATGAATATATAACACAATTTACTACTGCGCAGTATGCAAATATTTATTATTTAAAAGATGCTTATAAGACAACCTTACAGACAACATTATTATTGCAAGATCCTTTTGTTGGCGGAGCTTTGGATCCGAAGTGGATTGCGGGAGACGCATATGTTGGCACAAGCTCGTTGTGGAATGCTTATGAAATTGCTGCCACTGATGATGGTGTAAGACTTGGATACATTCCAGCTGCGGCGGTTTTAGAACAAACTCCTATCCCTGTTAGCAAACGATTTATGACTTTGATAAAAAATGTTATTAATTTGGCACTTACTCAAAATCCATCTTATGCATCAATGATAGATCAAAACGCATTATCTACCAATTTACTAGATGCGTTGGGAATAGAAAATAAATTCACAGAGGATTAAATATGCAAGAACAATTACAATTAATACAGGATACAATTTCAAATATTAACACTATGTTAAGTACACCAAAAGCGGAAAATTATTTGCCGATATTACACACGCCGCTAACTGTACATAATGGAATTAGCGTCACTGGTAATTTTAAAACAAGTGATATCAATAGAAAACTAAGTTATATAACTGTGTTAAGACAAGAAAATTCTATTGCCCCCTCCGATGGATTAGGTTTTGCGTGGTACTCGGCTGGTGGAACTGAATACAATGTATATCTGGTAGATAGTAATCCATTAACCGATGATATAATGTTTACAGATAAGTTTGTATTACAAAATGTTGGGGAGAATTCGTTTCTTGCTGCGGCATCTGGGATTATTAATCCAAATACAAAATATTCGTTTAGAATGGATATCGGTCAAAATTATTCTTTAGATGTCTGGATTTGGGACTTTGCATTAGGCGGTTTCAATGAATCTTTACCAAATATGATACATGTGTCGCACGGAGGCTTTGTTCCAAGATCGAATGGGACACATTTTGGTATAGCAGTATTAGAAACTAATGGGGCTGAATGGTATTATGATGATCTTCAAATCGCTAGTTTGAATTCGCTACATACAGTGGCGATGTTTGAACTAAAGGCGGAACCTTCTAAATTTCCTAATGGAACCACAGCAACAATAAAATATCATGGATATGGAATGGATGGTACTACTGCCGGCATCAACGGATATATCTGGAATAGATTATTAGAAGAATGGGAATTATTTGGAACACATTCATATAATAGCACAATTTCTCCAGAGTTGGCAGTGTTAAGCACTACTATAACATTATCAAGTACTTATAGAGATACGGATAACTTTGTACGTATTTGTGTAACTACACCAACTGCCGAAATAGATGTAAGTAATGTTACTACTTATTATGTAAGCATCGAAAACACATCACCGTCGGGAATACATGTTGGAGGAAAGTCTGATATATATGTATATGATCCTGAGAAAATAATGGAAGGAACACAGACTTTATCAACTAGCGATGGTCGTATAAATCTGACTAATGTCGAAGGTGTAGTATTGCCTTTATTTAATGTCGCAAAAATAATCACGACTGTGCAACAAACTGAGTTGGTCGAGGGTACCGACTGGAACTTGTTTAGTGAAAATGTAGGAAATGCTTATTCCACTAGAGACGTTCCATACTTAGCAATATCGCCTGATTATTTAGATATTGATCTAGATATAACATATAGATATTATAGCGATGGAGTGGGTTTACAAGCCTTACTAGATGCTCCAGAAAATCGATTTATTGGAACAGATAGTCTAGGCAAAATAATGCCTCCGGCATTACTATTTGTGAATACCTTGGTATACAGCGGATCGTTGACATTGGATAAAGCATACAAAACCATAAAAGATTATGTGATAGGTACGAAAACTATAACAATATCCGAAATAATATCTAAATTAATGGCGGCAGGTGCCACATATATAGATGTCTCTACAATAGATATTTCAATTCGAGAGTGGAATGAGCAGAGAACACTTACTCGTGAAGTAGATATTGTAACAAGTTATACAGTTCCGTCTTTACATGGACTATATGCTGACGAATACACAATGACTGGATTAACAAAACAATGATAACAGTAAATCGCAATGCTCAAGATTTATGGAATTACTTAAGCGATGCTTGGTCAAAGGTTGTAGACAAAACCAATGTAGAAGCTGAGTGGGAAACATTGTCTAGCGGTATAGAGCGTTTGTCCACATTTATGATGGATGTTCAAAATTCTAGATCACTGGAATATTTGCCCCCAATTATAGAGGAAGGTCCATTAACTTATACATTTGTATGCTCAGGGATTGAAGACTTAATTAATGTAATGGAGGATCCTACTGTAATATTTAAGTATTATCTGGATGACTGGATTTTAACTATTCCAACGATGGAACAAAGATATAGTTATCTGGCTAGCGGAGTAGATCACGTTTATATCGAAGGAGTAGATTATTCAATATCTGGAATGAATACTTTGTATTGGCTAAGAGATCCGTTTTGGGATGAACGTTACACAAACTTAGAAGTATTCACTGTTTCGGTACCATTAGTATATAGAGTTAATCCTGTCTTGCTCGGAACTTGGGCCCGTATGGTAAATATTGATATTGAAAAATTTAATTCATATAATATTTATAAGACAAATACTTCAGAAAATAAGTATAAACATTTGAAATTTTTAATATGGGCGTTATTGAATAAACAGTTAGAAAAGCCTACGATTAAAATATTACAGGATGGTTTATCTATAGCGCTGGGGTTACCTTTTGCGTATGAAGGTGGTACAGTTGAATACGTATATAGCGAAGGCATATATACAGTTACAGTTGGTAATGAACAATATTTAATACCCTCTGGTTTTAACATTGTCGCCTCAGGTACAGAACTTGATCAATTTGATTTATTGGTTTCCGGAATAAATGTATGGGATTATTATAATAATCCAACAAAAATAGGACAGTATACTAACGCGTTAACACAATATAACACGTTACTAATAGAAAATAATATTGAAAACTTAACATATAATGTGACATTTTACGAGGACTATCGTGATAAATTGTTACCTATACATTTCCATAAAATATATTTAGGATTCGAGGAATAATATGAATAAAGTATTAGCAAAAAATGGTGCACGTCATAATTTAGAACAATTATTTACTGATTTACAAACTTATATAAAAAATGGTATAGCCAATTCATTAGGAGCATTTATAGAGACTTTTGGTATTATAGCCGAACGTGCACAAGATGGTACGGTTGCTGCAGCTGATACCACGTTAAAGGCATCTTACACAACACCTGGGTTTATAAATATAGCCGCAGGTACGGCCTTGACCGAGAATCTCGAGTTCTTAGATGTTGAGTCGCCACAAACGTTTGCTCTACCCGGCACCAACGGTGTGCATACGTTATACATTTATAGCAGTCCAGATAATTCTGGATATACTGCGGTGATGAATGGTTTTAAATATACTGCGGGAGAAAACTTAACACCAACCAGAGAAATTGATGGATATGATTTCGCTTGGGATACGGTAACATCTGGATTATTAATAGCAGATATTACAGTTTCCGGCGTAGTAGTAACGGCTATAGATGACCGAAGGGATGAGAATTTATTCGTATTAAAAACTGATCCGTTACCAGGTTATGTCGTACGTACAGATTTTACTGACAGACAAACAATAAGCGGTCCTGTTACAGTTACCACATCTTTAAAAGTTGGGGGCTCAGAGGTATTGACTGAAGGTACAGCTCCGACCAAACCAGAATTATTTGTAATTAAGGACGTTTTACCGGCAGAAATAATTGAGCACATAGACACTACTATGGACGCATTTTTGCCAATAGATACAAAGAAAGCAATGGCTAGTACTAACGTTACAGTAAAATTAGCTTGGGGTATAGTAAATGCCACAGCAACTGACGGCGGCGGTGGTGGTATACTGACTATTCCACAGTTATCATATATATCAACAGTTCCTTATTCGGCTGCAAATGCATTGGTAGGATTGCACTTATATCATCATACATGGAACAAAGACTATGAAATAACAGTTAGTTCATACGCTACTAATACATATACAATTACGATACGTAATTTAGATGGTAGTACCCCATCAGAAAATTTAGCTGGTACTGTCACGATACACGATGATGCAGAATTTTATGAGATTGTTGCAATACCATATGATACTGGACAACAAGATCGACAGCAGATTCGAGAATGGTCGATAAAATATACAATTACAGATGTTAATGGTAATTTAGTTGTATTTCCGGAGGCGACAGTTGATTTACCGTTAGGACAAAAATATTCCATATCCGTTAGAAGTTGTACGCAGTTTATGAAATCGGCGTATCAACAATTAAACTCCAACTGTTCTTATACTAAAGAAGAGGAGCCTTTAAAATATGAAAATTCTGGTGTGGTTAGTTACACAATTCCATATATAACAAAAATTGCATTATTGAATAATTCTAATGCATCTGTTACTGCCACTCCTACATACGCAGGCTTTAAAGTTGCTATAAATCCTGGTACCACCAGTTCAGCTGGTTGGACTCTAGCAACCGCATATGAAGTGTTGTACACATCGGCAACAGGTGGTGTAAATTTAACTACACCAAATTATCAACGTGTGGTGACTAATCACACTGAAGTAGAAATTTCTACCCCCGGTAGATATACTTATGGAATCACTGTTAGACCATTAGTAGGCGGACAAGTTGCAGTATCGACCGGACTATCTACTACTGTAGTATCAGGCGGAGGTGGTGCTGCACCTAATGATAGTATTATAGTGCAAACACCTATTAACTTTCGAACGTTTCAGGGTATCATAGATGCTACGATTTATGGCGGTACTGGTTACGGTGGTGGGAGCGAACACTATAGTGTGGTCAGAGTTAAAGATGTAGTTACTCCTGCCTATAGTGGATTAGTATCTGAAAGTGTATCAGTAGTAAACGGTACGTTCGGTTCCAACATTGCTGGATGGACAAACTTCTTTGGATATGATATGACCAGCGGTCATGGAAATACAGCATGGGTGAACGCAGCAGACTGGGGTGGTATTACCGGCGGTCACGTAAAAATGGGTGTAAATAGCACTGCCGATCCAATGCAGGCTGCAATATGTCAGGAATTTGTAATACCGTCAGGAGTTAGTTCGATTGAGATGAGTTTTGAGGTATCATATGAAGGCTCGACGCCACAACATACTTTGGGAGTAATGTTGCGACAATCTATTGCAGGCACTGCTGCGCCTTGCGCGGCAACAAATTTATATCAAGGCACAATACCAGCAAATTTCTCTGCGAAGACGACAAAAACAATTTCTGCATCAATACCGACAGGGACAGTTGGAAAAACTATCTATTTAGTGATTTACGCTACGGGCGGGCAATCAGGATATTTTCATATAGATAATGTAACCGGCACATGGACAAGGGACACGAATACATCTAGAACGGTATTGACCAGAGAAATAATAGGCGAGGTATTTTCGGATGAAACGTCAGGACGAACATATATAGTAGCGGATATTTTAGATCAAAATGATCAAGGCACTACTATGGTGTTACGTGCGATGAACGGGTCTACCGCCGATCCTACGGTAAATAGTATATTCCGTATTGGTACAACAGAACGCGGCCGAACTGTGTACGTGGCGAAAGGGTTATTAATTGATTACGAAATAACCAAAGCATATTTTGATTGTGATGTTCTTGTTGGACGCAAATGTCGTATGCGTTGGTATCAAGAAGGAGTAACTGGTAAAGCGCTGGCAGATTCACTGCTGATTACCGGGAGCGACGTAGGTTTCGTACAAACTAGCGACGTTGTTATAAAAGAAGATTATGGAGACCGTAACATAATTGTGGATCTTTATGATGATGGAACAGATCCAGATAATTATTCAGGAGTAACAGGAACTATAGTGATATTTGGGCGACCGGCACTAAATTAAGAGGTTTAAATGGCAACATCTTACAAAATAGAAAATCATCGAATAACAATTGAAGGCAAAAAATTCCATACCAACGGAAATCCAGTAATTGGTGTCTATATTCAATTACTACGAGCAGATACACAAGAAATCATTGGTTATACCACAACAGATGAAGATGGTTACTGGAGTATAACGAAAGACGAAAGTGAAATTCCATCCGGACGGTATCATATAAAATTTATTGGTAGCGGAATGATTCAAGCGATGACACCAAATGGCGATTGGGAATGGATCGACATAATGGGGGATGATATGCTTGATCCTATACAACCAGCCGATATACAAGGATTGTTACGTGAAACTATTACTATTATTGATGATTCAACTGTATTAGTAGAGTATGCTGTTGCTATAAATGCCACACGAGTATCCATATCAAATGTGGGTACTGCAACTGTATCTGGGCTTGAAATAACATTAATACAACAACATAAAAATCCAATTATTACAACGCCGGATTTTGACACCGCATACAACTTAACTGACTGGAATGCCACACCGGCCGATCCATGTAATCTTGCTGTTGGTGAAACTATTATATATGATCTTACAACATCATTGATAAGTGCTGCTTATAAAGTAAAGATCATTGGTGCACATGTTGGTAATTCTAATCTCAAAATAAAAATTACAAGTCGTTTAGCGGCCGACGAAATCGATGCCGGACGTATTCGGGTCGAAAAAGGGATTAGCATCTCTGATGGTGGTGCTTCTGGTTTCATAATCGATACTGCAAGTATCCGAGGAATTGATGAACTCGGTCAGACAGTGGTAGCGTTATATAATGATGGTCAAACTGTTGGAACATTGACAGATATCTATGCAAAGATCGGCGGATGGGCAATTACCGAAACCAGCCTAGTACGCGAAGTTTCAGGAAGCAAGATAGAGGTGGTTGGTACAAATACTCCATACATAGGTGTTGGTAACGGTGTCACCGAATATGCTAGAATGGGTTATCTATCTAGTGATGTAAATGGTATTTGGGCAACTGTTGGTGGATTTGGCGGCACATCGTATGATAACGCAAAAGTATTTATTAATAGCTCTGGACTATATATTAATGATGACTATAGCGCCCCCATAACATATATTACTGGTGATACTGATTGGCGTTCTATTGATACGACAGTTGTAGAAAACGCTACCTTTGCTTCCAGCGCAGAAGGTTGGGATGTGACAAATGGCTTCTCTTGGATAACTAACTATATTAAAGCAACAGCGGGGTCTGGAAAATCAACTTATAAAAGTTTAGGGGCCGGAGTTGCAAATAAAACTTATACTTTAAGAATAGAACATAATTGCGCTAATGCTCCTTCAGATATTACTATTCGCATTGCACATAGCGGAAGTTATACCGATTATACTGTAACCGTTCCTCCATATACAAATAGTACGTGGCAAAAAACTTTCACCACTACCACTAATGGTATAATTACTGTTACTATATCAGGCACAGTTGTGTATGAATATTATCTCTCAACAGTACGTCTGGAATATTCGTCGTCGTTTTCGGAGTTAAGCGCAGCAGGACTCTTCCTTGTAAACAATGCAAATTCATATATCAAATTCGGCAAGGGAATAGCAGAGATAAAAGGAAGTGGTTTTGAAGTAGAAGACTTAACCATCTATGGTAATTTTAATCAGTATGGTACTTGGCATCAATATGGTTCAGTAGTTATTTCAGCTCCGATACAGGTCTTGAATTATAATGCCGCATTACCAAGTTATGGTGGAATTGAAGTAGATAACACTAGCGGTGATAATCAATTACTAACATATTCATCTGGAGATTCAGCGTGGATAGTTGCAAAACGAACTGGAACTGGTGCAGGTGGGCAGACCGGAATAACTAAAAACGGAGTAATATTGCACGGTGGGGCAAGTTTCAATTATGAGACTGACGCGACATATGATATTGGAAGTATAAACACCGGACGACCACGTGATGTACATATTGGAAGAGATATATACATTGCCGGAAATATATATTTAACTGGGGATATTGATGAAGTAGATATTTCAGTTCTTAAAGTAGCCGACAAGCAAATTTCAATGGCTGTTAGTACAAATCCAACCGATGCATTGGCAGACGGTGGTGGTATTATTTTGAAGGGCACTACTGATAAGACTATCTTATGGGATCTGTCAAACACTAATTGGACATCAACTGAACACTGGAATCTCGCATCAGGCAAAACTTACAAAATAAATAATGTATCAGTAGTCGAAGGCGCGAATCCGGTATTATCATCTAGTTCACCGACTTTTGTTGCGTTAACATTAGGCACATCAGTAAAACTACCTACATTGTTTACAACGACTAAGCACTATACAGGATTTCCAAATCGTGCTGATACAGCATTGTCATTTAATAATACAAACCGTCGTATGACTATTACAGGTACAAATTTTAAAGTTTATCTGAACGGTTCTGAATATACATTAAATACATCATATGTAACAATTACAGATTCAACTAATTTTTACTGGATATATTATAGTTTAGTTGATAATGTACCCACATTAACTGCAAGCAGTTCATATCCTGGTTTCGATCAATGCTTAGTAGCCGGTGTTTATTGGAATTCAACTACTGGTGTAGGAATACTTTCAGACGAACGTCACTGGATGGGGCGCGATCAATGGACGCATGAATACTTACATGAAACTGTAGGAACTCGTTATGCATCTGGTTTAGCAGGTACATTTGGTAATAGCAGTATTACGATTGCTGCGGGAGAAATATATGATGAAGATATTGAACATGAAATTACGCAACAAACTTCATGTATGGTATTATATCACGATGGATCCTCAGCCTACAAGTCAATAGCAGGATCGGCCGTTCCTTATTATGAAGTAAGTAGTAATATTCAATATAATAATAGCACAACACTAACAGCTGTGCCGGCGAATAATTATGTGGCCTACTGGGTATTTGCGTCGAATAATACATCTTATCCTATTATGGTGTTGATGGGACAAAGAGTCGATGCTAATATAGCAAATGCACGCGCAAACAATGTTCCCGAAAATCTAATATACGATACATTACCGGTAGCAGAGATGAAATTATTGTATCGAATAATTTATCGTAATACTGGAAGCCCTCCAACGTATATCGAAGCGGCAGATTACCGCGCAGTTACTCCGTTGCCGACATCGAATTATATAGCTACAGATCACCACGCATTATCGAATTTAACAACAGGTGATGATCATACACAATATTTGTATCTTGCCGGACGTGGTGGACAAACGATTTCAGACGCCTTAACACTAAGCAGCACATTAACATTGCCCAACTCGAATACATTAACCGGTAGTTCTGGATTAGTAGAATTTAGCGCTGGTGCCTCATTAACTGGTAATTTATATGTTAAGGGTGGTAATCTTTATACAGACACAGGGGTAAATTTAAACATCGCTCCTGGCGGAGATATAATACTTGATCCTACCGGAAATGATATTTTACCCGCAAGTAATTACGATTTAAATCTTGGTTCATTAAGTAAAAAATATCTTACCTTACATGCCGCTGAACTTATAGTTGAGACATTAGTAGCACAAGATACATTAGCAACAATTGGCGGCCGCGTATTGGTAGGACCTACCACAGTACTAACGTCGGATTTGGCTGCAAGCGAATCTGCCACTACAATATATACAAAACATAATAATTTGGTTGTTGGTGATATTGTATATTTAGAAGCAAATGCAGTAATTGAATTTATGAAAATTGAATCCGGTCCATCAGGAGTAGGACCTTACACATACGTAGTGGATAGAAACATCGAAGAACATGCAGCTCATGCATGGTACGCCGGCGACGCAATATTTAATACTGGGGTCACAGGAGATGGTTTTATCGATTTATATTCGTTGCGTAGTGTTAAAAGTGCGGCACAATATGGACCTACGATCGTTGGAAATGTCCGTGATAATGATGTAACTTATAATGCTTGGACTGAACATTGGGCAATTGGTAATTTAAATGGCATATACGGTTATTCGTCAAACGTTTATGGCTTCGCTGCCGGTAAATACGCCAATTCATACTCATTTGTTACTGTAGATTCAACAAACGGTGTTCGACTGCTTTATCGTTCTGGTGGAAATGATTATACTCGTATTTCATTAGCAACAAATGGTTCTGGATATTTGGCAAGTAGTAATATCGCATGGACATCTGCTGGAGTTATAACTGTCGGTGGCTGGACAATCAATGCTAATACAATTGAAAATATTAGTTCTGGTACCGGTGTTATTATGAGTGTAGCTGATAGTCATCCTTATGTAATGGCCGAATACAGTTCTTCAGAGAAAGCACGTTTAGGATATTTAACAACTAACACATACGGACTATGGGGAACAGTAGGAGGATTTGGCGGTACAAGTTATGCTACAGCTAAAGTACTTATTGATAGTTATGGTTTGTATATAAACGATATTAATAGTATACCAATCACATATATGACTGGAAATACATCATGGCGCTCAATTACTTCCAGTGGATTAGATACTACTGATTTTGAATCTAGTGCAAATGGTTGGAGTACAAGTACTGGATTTGCTCGATCTACATCTAAAGCACATACCGGCACTTATAGTTTTTTGGGAACAGGTGCGTCTGAACGTGATTGGATGTGTTGGACCTCAAAAAATCTTGGTGCAGCCGTTCCAGGACATTCTACTTCAATTACACTTTGGTATTGGCCTATGGAAGGCACTGTAGGAGTATATGCAAATTATGATGATACTGAACATGAACTTTTAAATTATGATTCTGGTCAGGGCGGTCTTTATGACTGGTCTGAATTTGTAGCGACTTTTACACCGCAAACTGATAGCGATATAACAATAACGATATCTGGTAATAATCAAGTAGGTTTGTATATAGATGATATCGAAATTAAATCGACTACACCATTTTCTGAATTAAACGCTAAAGGATTATATGTAGTAAATAGTGAAAGTCAGTATTTAAAATTTGGGTCTGGTGTGGCGGAATTAAAAGGATTTACCGCCGAAATAGACTCACTGACCGTTTATAATTCATTTATTTCATATGGAACCTGGACTAATTATGGTACAGTTATCATTGCTAATCCATTTCAAGTAGTTAATAATGACGCAGCAATTCCTAATTATGCTGGATTCGAAATCGATAGTGGAACCGGCGGAACAAATAGATTAATATACTGGGATACTACTAATACCAAATGGGCGTTAGGAACCAGAGCACATGTTGCTAAGGGCTCACAAACGGCTCCTACTTTAGGAGCAAACTTTAGTATAGGTACTGGTAGCTTTACAGTAGGTGCTATAATGAGTAGTGGGAAACTCACTGTTACTACTTCAACAAGTCCAGGAATTGAAATTGTTAAAGACAACTCTGTTGATAATCGTTATCTGCGTTTTACTGCATCAAACACAGATGGAAAGCAAGTAGATATAATAAATTCAGGGACATCTACATCAAGTCTAATTGGCTTTTATAATCATTCAAATAGCTATTGGTTAAGTTATTGGGATATTACAACAGGTAATTTTTCTAATTTGGGCACAATACAGGGATCTGTATTAATTACACAAAATGCATCTAATCCGTACGTTTACTTCAATAAAACTGGTTCAACTGCCAGGTCGGCTTATATCGAAATAACAGGTGATACTTTTCGTCTGTATTATGAGGGGGCAGCAGCATTAAGTTTTGATACGTCACGCAATGCTACATTTGCATCAACAATTAATTCTGGTGCTATAACGAGTAGCGGTAATATTACAATTGATAAAGTTCCAATTAATATTAGTTATCCCACTCCCGGATTGACTTCGCAATGTGGATTGCATTTTGAGCCTACTAATGATGTCAGCTATTATGATTATTCACAAGGTATAACTTGGGGTATTCCGAATCCCAGTTACGCTGACAAAACACATGCCGGTATATATGTGCAATCAAGTGGTACTTATGGTAGCAAGATGTATTTTGCCACATCGAATAATTGGGCTGTTGGTGCTATAGCTCACATGCAGATTAACCATTATGGTGAAGTATCAATTAGCAAGCAAGGTGTTTTTGCAAATGCCGGATATTCGAGTTTGAGTATATTTGATACGACTGAGGGGTCAAGTGCTAACAGATTAGTTGATATAACAAATGGCGTCGATATGAATTTTAATATTTATATTACCAATGCTGGTAAGACATTTAAGTACGCCGAACTCGCCTCTTATTCAACTTTGCCATTAATATTAAATGCCACTTCTGGAGGTTCTATTATTCTTGGTGGTAATCTTGCCACTGACTATAATAGCAAATTGCAGATATATCAAAATTGGTTTGATACCAGTTCAAATCCTGAAGGTTGGGGTGGAGGAATTAAACTTGTAGGTGACGCGCCTACATTAGCATTCTGTGAAACAGATCAGTCTAACGTTGGTTGGATGTGGCACGTAAGTGGTGATAAAATGAATCTTTACCGTCGTGCTGTTGGAGGTAGTTGGCAGCGACCATTTTATGTTCATGAAAGTATGCGGGCCTATTTTACAAGTATAGTTTCTACCGACGACTGGTTTTACGTTACGACTAATAAAACAGGATTATATAATGAAGTTCAAACTACGCATTGGTATTGTGACGGTCTAAACTTTTGGAACATTTCTTCTGGAGGAAGTCCTACTTCTGGCGGTATTAGAATGAGGACGAATCACGATAGCACTATTAAAGGATATTTATATTGGGATTCTTCTGGAATTGGTTTGTTAAACGATCAGAGTGGTTGGAGTGTCCGTTGTAATCAAGGCAGCGGTTATGGTGGGTATCTTTTTGGTAGTTGGATAACGATAGGAGATCTAAGAACTTCGGGGGTCTTACTCCATCAAAGTAATATAAGAGTTCTAAATAAAGCCGAATCAGATTGGGTTACATGGGCTACAAGAAATACTTCTGGTTCTGAAACTGTTATTGATTTGAGCAATATCGGTAGTATTGAGTTTGTTTCTGGTACGCCTTCATTAAGTAAGCGTTTTTCTGGTTCTCAAGTTTTTAGCTATACAGAGGATTCCCAAATTCGCAAAGTTCTCCAGTTTACTAATCCAGATACAGGATACAAGTCTGGGGTTTTATTTGGAACAGTTACTTTAGTTTTTTCTGGAATGGAGACAGGTAATGCCAATCCTGTTTTTTTGGTTCGCAGATATACTGTAAGAGTAAGAGATTGGTATGCAGGTGGTGAATATAATATGACGGCGTATATTGCGTCGGATTATGAAGAAGGGGTATCTAATTCGATCACTTTAGATGTTGATACCGCTTCTTCATCAACCTTAGTGATGAAGGTTAAGGTTTACCAGAATAATGGTTTATTTGATTCTGGGTCTAAATTAACAGTTTCATATGATTTTACAAGTACTGCTGTTCATTTAGGTAATTTTATAACACCGAGTTTTGCTGATGGTACGACGACTACAGGCAATCCTTCTTCTCAGGGTGCTGTAGTTTTGGCTTCTTCAATTGGATCTGTGGTTGTTGGAGGGAATGATCCAACCATAAATGGATATTATACTTCACGATTTACAATTGTAGCAGGTTCGCAATCTACAGGATTGGGGGTAGCTTATAATTCTTCTACCCCAGCATTCGCCCTTAATCCTCTAAGTAATTCTGCATGGACGCTATATGATTGGTATGGTAGCTCTTGGCACGCTGGAATAACCCAGCGCAATGGTTATATCGGTGTTGAAACAGCAACTCCATTTACATCTATAACATTACCAAGCGCTACAGATGGTAAATATGTGGCTTGGGATTATAAATCTGGAGCATCTGACTCAAGACGTTGGTGGTTAGGTAACGATCAATACGCTTATGGTGATTTCGCAATCAGGACAGAATCATCACAAGGATTAAGTGCGCCTGATTTAGTAAGATTGTTAATAGATAAAAATGGATTTGTAGGCATTCCAGTAATAGGTAATGGTAGATTATCTGTTCGTGGTACTGGAACAAGTTCGAGTACATACAGTTTTGAAGCATCCAACTCAAGTGGAAGTACACGATTTCTTGTGCGCGATGATGGCTGGTCGGCATTTTACGGCTCTGATGATGCTTTAACATTAACGCTTGGAGCTGATCATGTAGCTACATTTGCTAATGCTGTAATAAGCAACGGAATGTACAATTCAACGACTTACACAGAAAGTTGGGAAGCGGGTAGCGATCCTGTCTGGCTAAAATTATTCACATTTGGAGGTGAATATGGTTATGCTACTGTTAAAGGATATATTAGTTCTACAGACAATGAGCAGCCTTTTGAAATAAAAGTAATGACAACATATTATACTCCTGATTCGTATTCTCCTATGTTGGAAATTGAGCATCATTCTTACAATCCTCGACTGTTGGCTGTGCGTTTGGAGGGAGTAAATGGAGGAGCAAAGTCTGTTTACGTTAAACTAAATCCAGTAACTTACGGAGTAAATATAAATTGGAGGTTATTAAATTGTTTTACAGTAAATCCAACTATTAATAATTCCAAAACTACTCCCGTTGGTGAATATTATGTTGAGCATACAAGTTATGGCTATTCAGCTCACATTAGCAATAGTTCTTGGATGTTCAAGGAGAACATATATTTACAGCCAATTACCAATAAATATTTTGTTTTAAATCGTCCTGCAAACACAAACTATCTCGGACTATCTTATCGAACTAATGGAGCCGGAGAATGGTTTGTTGGTCAAAGAGAGCTTAGTAATAGTAATTTGTATATTTACAACGAAAGTGGTACAAATACAGTAATTTTTGATAAGACTACTAACGCTGTTACATTTGCAAATAACATTACTTTAACGAATGGTTATATAACAACCAATTATGATTATTATGGACTAATTGTAAATATTACTGCTGCTGGAAGTCAGACACCATTTAGGATAAAACGATCTGATTCAGTGGTTTGGGATGTTAATTTAATTGAGACAACAAATGATTTGGGGTTTTATTCGTATGGCGTTGGCTATGCACTTAGATTAAATAAGAGTACGCTCGGTGTTGGTATAGGGTCAACACCATTATACATAACAGATTCTTATTTTGGTTATAGTGGTGCTTATCGAGTATTGCAATTAGGCACTTGTGAAGCAACAAGAGCCGTTGCTATTGGAGTTAATTTAACTTCTTACACAAGCGGTCAATTTCAAGGTAATGAAATTGTTATACCAAATAATATATGTGTCATAGCACCTCAATCAAATACATCAGCAGCATTTATAGGAGTCTTAAAGCGTACAGACAGCTATTTGTATCTGGGCGGCGATAATTATGCTTTAGCTAATTCAATCACGATTGACAATTCTGGGAATGTGGTAGTTCCAAGTAATCTTACTTTGTCCAATGGAAATGTGACTATTGCTACGGGTAAAGGATACATGCTTGGTGTTGGGACAAATACGTATATATCAAGAGAAACAAGTGGAGGGGCAAGATTTGCTGTTACAGTTGCCGGTGTTGAAGCACTACGTATTTTAGAAAGTGACGACTCTGCTACATTTGCTGGCAATGTAATAATGGCAAACGCAAAAGCTATCTATTCAACTACCTATTCTGTAAGTGATCCATATACTGGATATTATTTAACACAAGTTGGCTCTGTGTTTGGAAAACTAACTGTCAATGAGATGCATGCAAAATCATTTATTACTGATATTGAACAAGCATTAGTTGGTGGACAAATTATTTGTAAATCTGCTGCTAAATTATATCAAGATTTTGTATGTGGTACTGATACTTATTTGTATGTAGAAGAAATCACTGGCTATACAGGTCAGGTTTTTGCTGACGGAGATTATGTTCGCATTAAGAATATTTCGATGGGCGCGTTTCATTTGGATATTACTGAAGCGTGGTTGACTGTAACATATTATGATAGAGATACCACAAATAAATATCAGCGTTACACATATACAAAACAGTCTGGTACATCTACTACTTATACAAAAGGAACTATTGCTTTAGACTATGGAGTATCGGGGAACGGTATTTTAGAAAGATGTGCGCTGAATGAAGTAGGTAATCGTCCGTATGATCGCATAGCGACATGGACGACTGCTCCACAGACCGATTTAATAACTCGTTCTCAAATTGGCGATTTAAGTGGAGTCAATACACTAACATATGGAGCATTAGCATCAAGCACGTTTGGAGTTTATACAAGAGATTTGTATGCGGAAGGTAATGCAAATATTGTTGGAACACTTGCTGTAGGTGGAGGTTCTACCATAGGTAATACTTTCTACGTTGGTAAGATACATACTAACTTACTTACAGGTGTATCCGATGATTGTTTTTATGGGCGATCTGGTGGTGGTGTCGGTACAGATATTACTGGTAATGTAACTGCGCCAGATGGAAGTACAGTATTATATCATAAATCTGATGATGCAACTGATTTATGGTATTATCTGAATTTGACCGGAGCGTTATCCAGTGGAACATACACTACATCGGTTTGGGTTTGGACTGATACAAACGGTACAGTTAATAGCGATATTTGGGGAGTGTTTGGAACTATCTACGCTGATACTTGGACACGATTAAGTGTTGTAAGAACAAGTTTTACTGGTTATCAGTCGGGGATGGACTGGGTATTGCGTCATAGTGGTGGAGCAACTAAGAAACTTGCCTTCTGGGGATTGCAAGTTGAAAGCGGTAGTATAACTACTGTTTATCAAAAAACAGATGGAAGTAATACTGGGTCAGGTTACGGTATGTGGGCAATAGCAGGAGGATTTGGTGGAAGTATTCAAAATCCAACAATATCTCTATCTTCTGCTGGGATGAGAGTTCTTGATGCTGGAACATCAACAGCTATTGCAGCAGCAGGAACATACATTGGACGTTATACCGTTGATGGTTATCAAGCCGTTGTTATTAATTCATCCGGCATATCTGGATATACTGGTTCTGGAACAACAAAAAATTTCTATTTACCTACAAGTGGGACAGCAACAATTTCTGGATTTAGTTTTGATGCAAATAGAATGACATTAGGGTCTATTCTTCAAATAGGTAATTATCTTAGTGCCGGTATAGGAGAAGCTAATAACTCTGCCGGATTCGGATTTTGGGATAATGGATCAAGACCAATTTTTTGGCTAAGAGGTTCTTCTGGCGTTCTGATGGAGATGGGCGTTATTGGAACTATAACCTATTTAGGATTTCATGATGGATCAAGATGGAATTTACGTCTTGGTTCTCTTAAAGCTTTTGATTCTGGTAGTGATGTTGTTGGTTTTGAGCTATTAAATTCATCTGGAACATCTATAATGCGTGTTGATTCCGGTGGAACAGCTCATATTGCCAATTGGGGAATAAATCAATACGCTTTTTATAAAAATGCTGGTGATAGTCGAACACAATCTGTGGCACTTTATCAAGATGCTGGTGGCGCTGCTTTAACTATTGTTAACGGTGCTGCTTATTCAACAACAAGTGTTGCTCGAATAACGGTTGGTCGAATATTAACAACAGCATGGGGTTGGTCTACCAAATTTGGTATAAATGCTTATGATGCTTCTGGAAATGAATTGTTTTTCTTAACTGCTGATGCCACTAATACAAGTCATATTGCCGGTTGGTCTTTCGACCCTACGGTTTTTGCTAAAGATTCCTTATCTGATGCAGTAGATGAAAAATACTGGCAAGGAACTGGAGTTCGTTTAGCTTCAAAAGCAGGTAGATTTGAAGATTATGCAGCGAGAGATTATACGGCGGGTTTGACAATAGGTAATCATAATGGCGGTTCTGATACTTTTAAATTATTTGTTGGACGGGTAGCAGATGTTGATCCCGGAGGCACTTGGAGTGGGGTATCTAAATGGACGGCAACAGGAAATAATGTACGTTATGGGATTCAATTTGTTCAATGGAATCTTGGCAACTTATTTGAGATATCGTGTGATAAGAATGATAATAGTTCTTCATTTAGAGCGCATATTGCGGGCTGGCGATTTAATAATAAAGCTTTGTGGCATGATCACGGTCAAGATTATGTTTATATTCTCTCGGATGCGACCCAATTCAGCGGCGCTTATACTAAGCCTTCAATTATTATGCGTGGCGGTTCATCAGGTCCGTTTATTTGTATTGGAAATGTTTATCGTGAATCAAGTATGCGTGATGAATTTGGATTTACTTTAGCTGCCGACTATAATACAGCCCCAGTATTTGAAATGACAACTCGTCAGTATCAGATTGCCGGTTGGAATTTTACAGATTCTGCTTTATATAAAACATCAGGTGATAATTACTCTACATTATATTCTATTGCTAACTCAGTAGCTTCATCGTTGTTTATGAGGAATACAAGTTCTAAGATAGGTGTTAATGTAGGGCTTCTGTATTATAGCAGTGATTGGCAGAATGAATTTGGATTCTCATTATCTCCAGATTATACCAGCACTCCCTATGTTCAATTCTCTAAAAATTTATCTACAGGAGTACTCACGGCACGAATAGCGAGTTGGGTTATTGGTTCTGATGCTCTAACATACAATGACTCAAATAATGTATACTTGAATCTACTAGCCAATTCAACCAATCCTTCTATGTATGTAGGCAAGTATATAAATTCACAATGGATGTGGGCTTTTGTGGGCAGAAACTATTGGGGTTCTACACCTGATTGGAAAAATGGATATGGTTTCTGTGCATCTTGGGAGTCTGAGGCGTATCCAGTTTTTGCCGCAGCTAAAACCACCGGAAATGTAACAATGCCGTGGGGAACTATAGGAGCTAATAATACCTATTTTTATGTTGGTAAAGGTGATGGTTCTGTTTATATAGGTTATGATACTTCTAATAATGTGATGCGGTTAGTAGGCAGTTTTACTTCAACTGCAACAATTACTGGTGGAACAATTTCTGGTGGAACAATTTCTGGTGGAACTCTTAATGTTGGAGGTTTGTATGCATCTTCCACTGGACAAGGAGGAGACGTTTCAGTAACAGCAGAGAATGTTACTTTTTTATTAAATGGTAGTAATACATGTCTAATGGTACTTTATGGTGGTGGTGATATAATATCTTATTCTGGAACAAGTCAAAATGCTAACTATTGTCTATACTACATAGGAATTTATGCTGGCCCTTCTTTTAATAAAAAGGGAATAGGATTTGGTGAAGGTACTGGTGATCCTATCGACGTTTGGCTATATAGAGATAGTGCAGCGGTATTAAAGACGGCAGCAGCATTTCAATGTGGAACAGTAAATGGACAAACTATTTCAAGTTCTGCCAGTTTTACTGGCACTTTAGCAGTAGCAAGCACTATTAACGGACAGACTATTTCAAGTTCTGCGAACTTTACAGGAACTATAACTTTACCCAATACTAATGTACTTACTGGAAACACAAATTCATTATCCATTAGTAAAGGATTACATGTAGGAGGTACATCAGATGTAGCTGATAACAACTTACTTGTAGATGGGAATATCTATGTAGGTGCTTCTGATGTTTACTTTGAAAAATATACAGCCACTTATAATGGCCTAAAGATTTACACATATAATGGTCTGGCTATGACTATTGAT